TCGCCTCTTTGCCGAACCTTGTTAACTGAATGTTGATTACTTCTTCTTTTTTATTAATAAACGACATTTAATTGAATTCCAAACTAGTTGCCCTCATCATCTCTGAAGACCACTTCTGCATCCAATTTAATTAGTTCTACTAGTGAAAAGTAATCATATGGCCAGTTGTATGAATATCCGTCAGTTTTACTAAATTTTTGATCCAAAGTATCGATCAGAGCAAGACTCTTCCCTTCTCGCAAAACATTGCCTGATTTTCCTGACTTTTGGAAAGCAGAATCATCAAGTTTCTTAAAGTAATTCTTTTCTGCCTTGCGCTTAACCTTGAACACCATCCATTGAAGTTTGTTTGCCATGCTTCCGTTGAGTGGATCCTTGACTTGTCCATTCTTGACTAAACGATGACCGACAACCTTTTGTTGTGTGCCCTCTGCATGTTGTCCAATTTTAGGAGGCAGATTTTGCCACAAGTCTACAAGATCTTGCTTGCTCAAATCATGAGTAAACTCAAAAACATACATAGCAATTGGACTTTTGTCACGATATTTTACAAAATCCATCTGAGGTGGGAAAATGTACTTCTGCATCATTTCTATCTGGTGCCTAACTGCTGGATTTACTCCAGGAGTAAGGGCAATCTCTCCGCGCAGAGCATCAAACTCTCCAAGAACTTCTCTCATGTCTTCAACATCTAGATCAAAAAAGTTTAAATCTCCTGACTCTACATAATAAGGCACCGCTACGATTGCCTCTCCAATCTCCTTTCCGTCAGCAACCTGACCAACCTGAAATGGTGTTCCAACTGGGAATCCAATCTTTGATGCAAGGGATTCGCTAAGGTCGTTTACGTCTGACAGCACAATTTGATAACCCTTTTCCTTAGCGGGTAGTTGTCCATACTGATGCCACATACCTCTTGAACCTGTCATAAAAGAACTTTTCTTACCTATTTTGTTGGTTGTAGACCATGGAGTCCCTAAAGCACCGGGAGTACTTGAGTATTCCTCTGTCAATTTCACTTCTTTGCTGCCCGTGACGTCGAACAAGGTAATATCAGAAGTTGAAAAGTCTAAAACAGGACATTCCCACTTGGTCTGGATCATCCACCTAAATCGGTCTGTAGCACGCTCCTCTACTTGCAATGGATTGCCATCTCTGTCTAGAGTGACCGCAGGTTCCTTGAGCGTTCCGAAAAGATTCAAAGAACTGGATAATGTCATTTGAGCTTGTAGATTTGTACTGTATCTTACAGATCTTGTCGTATTTCCCAAACCAAAACTTGCCGTAACCTCACCCTGCATTTCATCTATAGCATACTCTCTCTTGGTCGGAGTAAAAACAAACTCCACGAATGGGTCCGCGTTTTTTCTTAAAAATGCTGGTACATATGGATCAAAATCATAATCCCCACCTGCGCCTGCACCAGTACTATTATCAACAGGAGGTCCAAAAGCAGAAACATTGTCATACATCAATGTAGAGTTGTTCTTGAACGTGAGTCTCATCTTAAAGGTTTTACCAATTTCTGACTTGTTAAAAGAAAACGGTCCAGGTTCAGATAAGATAGTTGTAAGAGAGTTATCTTTTAAGAAAAAGTTTGGAACTTCAGCAGCAAAATTACTCATTGCCAAAGAATACTCTGTTGTATCACCTGCTCGTGCAGTAGGGATATCTGCTTGCCAAGCAGAACCAGTTGCGTCCGATTCAGATTGAGCAAACATGAGTCCATAACGAGGGAATGCGTCTAGTGAAGTGGTTCTGTCAGGATTCCCAAAAGCAAAACTTCCGTATGAAGCAGAAGGGTGTGGTTCGTTATCGTACAAAATCACCCCCTCCAATACTGATGGGTCAATCATTTCCTCAAAACTAACCCTCTTTGAGACCGAACCTTTAATTCTTGGTATCGACTGGTCTTGCGTGCCATTTAAATAACTTCCTGTTATAGAAGTTCCGTATCCTGTGTACAAGTTCTTTAATGACCCAGAGGCATTATCTGAAGTCACGGTTAATATGGAGAAGAGCGGAAAACTGGTGAAAGTTTGCAAACTCCACTTGCCTATTCCTTCATTTTTAAAAATTGGATAATCAACAGCAACACCAGATTTTATTGAATTATACAAAACCCCTGGAGCATATAACGCCTTTGTTGCAAGATGCATATTTGTTCTGACATTTGTATTAGCAACTCTGCTATAAAACTGCTTATTAACATTAGTTGGAGCAGGAACAATAGTTGAGAGATCAAAGTTGTTGTCTGTGTAACCTTCTTGAAAGAGTTCTGCTATTTTCAAAGTTCTTGTTGCTGGGTAAAAACCTTCGTAAGGAAGCATCTTAAGCATTGCGGAACACTTCAAAAACAATGAAGAAGGTTCTTTGTCCAAACTTCCACTGCTCAAGGAGTCTTTAACTACTGTAAAGTACTTCATAAAATCAGTATTAGAATATGTTTTGAAAAAAGTACCTTTACTGCTGTCCAAAGATGATCCGGTTAATTCCAGAAAAGTCTCAATTGGATCTCTAGTGTTTCCATTTTCTAAGTAATTTGGAATATGTTCCGAAATTCTAAACTCTGGAATAAGAGAGAAATCTGGAACAGTCCTTAACTCTTCTGCCCATGTGTTGTAGTCTTTCTCAAAAGGGTACTTGCCTGCTTGGTCTCCTGCCTCCCATTTTGCTTCGCCTGCCAAATAAGTGCTGGACCCTACCGTTTGAGGAATTCTGCGATTATACAATGCAGCGGTCAAAAGGTCGTACCTTCCTTGAGTTGCACCATACTGATGGAAAATACTGTATCCATTTTGCAACTCCCCAGAATCCTTAAGGTTTGTAACAAATTGAAGTTTATAAGCGTCTCTCTGTGCATTGCTGGACCAAGTCAGGTTGCTTGATAACAACTTTTCAGGAATGGCAGCGAAATTACTACGGGCGTCAAGTGCCCACATGCTTTGACTCAGATGGTAATTCAAAGAACCGGCATTATTTGAATCTAGAATTGCAACATTCTGAGAGTTTGTTTTTGTGTTTGCTTCTATAGTGTTTGTATACCAAGAATCGTAATTGTAAGACCTCTCTGTGACACTTCTTGTCAACATTTCAAACCTTGCAAGTCTAGTGTCTCTCCATTCGTGACTAACAAAAGCAGTTCTAAGTCTGGTTTCCTTTTGATACGCATTAACTTCTGCTGGATATATTGTTTCTGAATATTTAAATCCTCTTGGGGTTGCAATAAGGTTTGACCTCATGCTTTCCAAAAGATTCCCAAAATCTGTTGGTCCAGTGTCTTCCAACTTAAGAACGTTCATCAAGTCTCTGTTTGCAAATTTGCAAAGATTATTTGCGTAAGAGATTTTCATCTTTACTTCAGACCTTTCAGCACCGAAGACCCTGCTTCTTCTTCTTTGCGCTGTTCCAACCTTTCCACCTTCTCCAAGGGTATCTTCTCGGAGTTGACCATAATTTGCATCACTAATAACCCCAAACATGAGTTCCATTGGTTTGTACTGTGAAGTAACAGAGGGTTCTTGATAATTCTGTATCACCCTGCTCTTTGTTACTGTTCTGTTTTCATTTATACCATGCGGTCTCTCATATTCCATAAAAGGAGATGAATTAGGTTCTCCGTCCCTCAAGTGGATGGAGATAATATTTTGACTTCTATAATATTTTGCTATTGGATGGTCGCCACCACGAAGTTGCTTCCAGGAATTCCAGGCATATGGAGATCTTTTAGCGATAAAGGATCTCAAATGATGCCGGTCAGCAAGAGTTCCAAAATCATAAGAAAACGTATTGCTACCAGTATTGATAGATGAGTTTATTATAGTTGGAGCGGACGACGTGTAATGAAGTCCAACAAAATCAGAGTATGTTCCTGCTGAAGATTGTAGGATTGCAATCTCTCTTTGTCTTGCTGTGTCAATTCCAACGGGTATAGTGAAATCATGCTTGTACCCAGGGAACGTCTCTCTTGTATCAGTTGTCTTCGCGGCGATCCAACTATACTGCAAATCATTTCTTGGAATTGGATGCTGAACAAAAGCGTTGTCTCTCTGCTGCCTTCTCTCGTAGACACTAAAGGTCCCAGGAAGTTCAGATGACACAGTTTGTATTGCGGATGCTGCAAGGTTTGTTGGCACAGCGTGAAAAGAGTTTGCACTCATATCATGTATACTACCGTTATAGGCATCCGCAGTGCCGCTTCCGTTGTCGCCATCACCCATTCGATACCATGCTGCAAGATGCGAGGTCGCTGTGTGTGAATTTAGGTCGTGAGGTCCAACGTACTCGCCATCTGTGTATATTTCATGCACCTCATTGTTGATAAGTGGTTTGCTCCAGATTGAGACATCTGTCATGTACCCCTTAAAAAAGTCCGATGGCGTCCCGCCGTCAAATTCCTGACCTATCGAAACTTTATCACTAGAATCATTTGTCTGATCGGCAATGTTTGAAATGCTGATTGCACCAAGTTGTGCTTTGCCGTCCACATACAGTCTAACCGTGTTAGAGACTCCTTCGTACACGAAACCAACATGATGCCACTGGTTGTCGTCAATCCTTACAGATGACAGTGATTGCCACGAATGACCTTCTTGATAGAAAAACAACGTCCCAGGAGTCACTCCGTTATTGGTGCTAGTACCCTTTATTCCAAAAATATTCCTGTTTGCTCCACTAGTATCATGATGTGACCAAATAGTGTGCTGAAATGACACATCCACAGTGCCATGCTTTATCCATGCGAAGACCGAAAAACTTTGATTGTTTTTGTATATCGCCCTAGTTTCATCAATTTCTAGAAAATCGTTTGTACCATCAAACAATATTGCCTTGGTGTTATAGTTTGACGTTGAAGCAACAACATACTTAGTCAACTCATTTCTGTTTGTCATGTGCACAGAAGCAAAACCCCTTTGAGATCCTGAAACAATCTCGTATGAGGTCGCAACTGGTGCGGATCCACTCCTGAGTCCAAATCTTTCTGAGTATTCTGCCTCTAGGTCATTTTTTACTTCTCTAACCAGAGAGTTCCGGTGGTTCATGCTATTGTAAACTGAATATTCCGCTGCTGCAAAATCTAAGTTCGGACCACCGTTAGAATCACCCATGACCTCAGTACCACCTGGTGCAGAAAACCTATTAACGATGACATGAGTGTTTTTATTTCTATTTGGTTTTGGTTGGTCCAGCAACCCTGTTGCAATAGCAGCGACAGAACTGTATAAGGACCCAGTGTAACCATCGTTTTGAGCGAAGTCATTGTTGTTCTCGCGCCTTCCGTTGGTCAACGCATACTCGTATACCTCTTGATAATTTCCGACCTTGTAAGACCCCGTTGTTGTCCGAATATTGCGAATATTTACTGGGCGTCTGATCATTTCATTTCTGTAGAACATAGACCGAGGTCTGTTCGTTGGTTGATGAACAATTTTTATCTTGCCAGCAGTTACCTCAAGGGCGTATGCTTCGGGTCGAAGTTCAGGAGAAGACACCGTAACCTCAACGTCTCGATGCACCTTTCCACCAACATGTTGGGCAGTAAACAAACCTTGTAATGGGATCTGCCCATCTATGTGATAAGAGTCTCCATGGTTATTTGTCAAAGCGACGCCCGACTTAAAAGTGGAAAGCGCGTTGTCGCCCACGGAAGAAGAGTACAAACTAAATGGAGCGATCAGGTCTGAATCTGCATCCAGGTATCCATCTGTCCCTAACGTGTCCATCTTCCCGTGCAATCTTTCTTTTTGGTTTGGTACAAACACATCATTACAAACAACCTGCTCTTCTAAGTCCGCTGCTGCCAACTCAATTGCATCAGTTGTTGATCCAAACTTTATAATACCCTGATGCATATTGTTTATTTTGTTTGTTGCAACGTTTGAACCTGGATCAATTAGGTTGTTTTTCTCCATTGTAAACCTATATGGTCTGGAAAGTTTTCTAATAACGTAGGTTGATCCAGATACAACTGTATTTGCTCTAGTCTTTATTGTCTCCCTGTCAGAGTCTACTTTTGATGAAACAGACAACAATTCGTCTCTTTGTGCCCTATCCTTCCACCAAAGACAATTATCTTGCTCTAGTGTGCCAGTACCCCCAGTAAAATTGGTGGCAGTCACAGTTGTAACTCCCGACATGTCTATGTTTGTGTTACCTTTGGCACCTTTTGTGTTTTGTGTCAAGGACATCGCGCCGCCGGCAGTCTCAACCACTGTCACATTCAAACTAGATGCTGTAATTGCTGCACGCATACGGTCACCAACAGAAGGAGCGTGACCAGTGGCACCGTTCACTCCAATAATAACATTATCCCCATCTTTACTTCCATCAACAGTCGCAACTCCAGTTTTGAAAACGTAAGTAACAGATAGTCCGTCGGCATCCGTTAGGGTAAACGTCTCGTTGTTTCCAGGGTTGCCTGTGGTCGTAATAGTGCCGACCGCGGCAGAAGGGTTTGACATTCCAACTGGAGCGTGTCCGTGCTCCCAATCGTACAACAACTCATTGACACCCAAGATATGTGCCTCGGGCGTGGTGTCTCTGAACTCAAGCGTGGGTGCTCTGTGCTGATATTTACTTCTTTCAAGAATGTGGGACTCCACCATGTTCTTGATGCCTTCTGATCCTGGCATTGACACAGGTCTCAATTCGTCAAGCATCATTGCCATAGAGACATCAAACCACTTATAGAACTCCACGTACTTGTCCAGGTCTGGGTCTTCATCCACATTAGCGAAGAACATGGACCTCAAGTGATCCAATTTCTTGTAAGTGGGTCTGTATTTGTTTACGGGTTCGCCAATAAGATTGTTAAACTCAACAACGGTTGCGAACATCTTGACCATCTCCTCAGAGATAGTTTGATACATGCTCTTTTCAAAAGCAAAATAATAATTTATAGGTCTTGTGTACCTTGTCAATCTCTCCTTGTCATGAGTCTCTATTGTAACCAGACTTGAATTGTGGATATTTTCTGGTAGGTTTTCTTTTGCAACCGCCAAAGACATGCCGCGGACCATGGTAGGTTCCGATGCTGGAAAACCAAAACCGGTTCCGCCGTGATATGTATCAAGCGCAGTGTTGAGTGTGCCAAAGGAACCCGAATACTGCCTACTAATATCTGCCACAAAAAACTCGCCATTAGCGTCTGACCCGGTGACTTGATCAAAGTTCCAGTGCAACAACATTGACGCTGCCTGGTTTACCTCTGTCGTGTTTGATCCGGACTCAAATAAGAAAGCACTTTTGGACGGATTTAGTCTTCCATATTCGTTAAAACTCAGAGCATGACTCTTTAACTCTTCTTCTTCAAGGTAACCCTTCCAAACTCGTGCGGAGTTCACTATAATATCTGAAGAGTGCTGAACAGTATCTGTTGCATTTGTGCGATTTGCACCAACATACAAAGACTTCCTAGATGATGCAAATCCTCCAAGCGCTGAAACAGTGGAAGACCCGGACAAAGAAAAACTTTGCTGCAATTCGTCAACAATGTAATTGTATCCTGAGAACTCTACCGTATAGTGACCTACACCTCCTGTAAAGTCTGTGGAGGTGACCGTTGTTACTGCAGTCATATCAATTGAGGTATTTCCACTAGAACCTTTAGTCTTTTGGGTCAGGCGCATCTGCCCAGCAGCAGTTTCGACCACTGTCACATTTAGATCAGAAGCACCGATTGCTGCCCTCATCCTATCACCAACAGAGGCAGCATGACCTGATGCGCCGTTCAATCCGATTATGACCTTCCCATTTTCTTTTGTCCCATCGACCGTTGCAACAGAGGTCTTAAATATGTACGTGACTGAACGTCCGTCTGCGTCCGTCAAGACAAACTCTTCGTTATTACTAGGATTTCCTGTTGTTGTTATTGTCGCTGTAGCGTTCGCAAAAGAAGCAACAGACCCAACTCTTGGGTGTAGTGCTGGTTTCACACGCACAGAAAGCGACCAGTGTTTGTCATCATAAACCTCTTCAAGGTAAGGAGTGCTTAATTTTGGCACATTACCCTTCGAAGAGGTGAGCATAAACTTTGCAACACCCTCTCTAGTTGGATGATGAACCGCAAAAACTTGAAATCCTGCAAGATCAGAAGTCTCCCAATCTGTATCTCCTGGGGTGACCTTTGGAGTGTGCATACCCATAATTGAAGAAGTCAAGAAGTTTGTTTCAAAGAAACCTGTCTGACCGGACACTAACTTCAAAGGCATTATGACATCAGTTTGAATGGTGTACGGCATGTACATGTTTTTGCTGCCGGAAATATAGTGAGTGTTTCCGTAACTTGATGTTTGCTGAAACACCGTAGCGCCAAAAGAAGACGTATTATTAAAGTTTATACCCTTTACCTTTTCTGACTTGTAGAGGTAAGTGTCTTCAAATTTATATGTATATCCCGAAGAATAGAGATTCAACTTGATTAATTCATCGTCAATACCAAAGCATCTCAAGAGATTTCTAAAAGATGATTCTGTACCTTTTGACTTGTAAATCTTAACTAAATTATTGTATATGTTCTTGTAAATTAGATTCTTGATGTCAGTCAAGTCTTGCTCATAAGATCGATTAGCATCTTGTCCCAAAATTCGATCAACAACGTTAGACTCAACAAATAACTCCGGTGCAATAAACCCAGAAGACCTAAGCAACTTGTCGGCAAAGGGTGCTGGTTTTGATCCGCTCAGGTGTTGTGGGGTTGGATAATCCCTGTATGCTTTGTCTTTTAGTCCCGGTAACACCTTGATTTGCAAATAAAGCACGTCAAAATAGGAAGAGATAATTTGAACTAACTCGGCAAGTTTTCCAGAACCCTTATACGCATCAACGTCATCTGCCTGCATCCAGTTTGGAAACGTATTGTATAGTGCTGAAGAGTTTGTCATGTCATGACTTCTACCAACACTTCTCTTTTCTTCCAACAAAGAGAGCACAAGAGGATGATTGGATCTTATAATGGGGTCCTTAAATTCTTCGGTGTTCGCGCCAGATTCAACGATGGCAGAACCTGTACTTCTGCAATTTGCATAATAACCCTGCCAGTTGCCGTTTGAAACACGCCCTGAATAATCTAAGACCACCTTGTCCACTTCTGTATCGCCAGTGATGCCTTCGTTAAACTTAAAATACACTCCAAGATCGCCGGTAACTTCTTTGAAATTGGAACCTCCAGTTACTTGATGTCTCCAGTTCGACCCGATTTGCTTTCCATCTCTTTTGACCTTCCAAAACCTAAATTCATCTAAAGATCCAGACAGTTTGCCCCAACCGATAGCGGCAGTAGATGTTGATGTAGGAGCAGTAACAAGAGCGCCAATATTTGCATTAAAATTAACATCGTTTGCGGCGCAAGAAGTACCTGACTTGACAGTATGATTCAATGCACCATCAACATAAAGTGAAATCTCTAAGGTAGAACCAGAATTATGAACAGAGACAGCATAATGATGCCAATTATCGTCTGCAACACTTGATTTTGGTAAAGATTGACCAAGAACTACATCAGATGCACCTCTGGATCCTGAAGAATAAGTCACAAGAAACGGACTGCCAGTTGCCTGACTGTCTAATTCAACCCTAAACCTTCCATATGACGACCCAAACGCCGAAATATCTGAATCATTTGTTGCGCAGTCGAAGATTACCTCTTTTTTGGTCAAAGATGGGACAAACTCTTTCTTTTTTAGGAAAAACTCAACAGTATTACCCCTTGAGGCGTCTAGTTTTAGATTCGACTCTTTGTTTTTATCAGGTTTGTACTCGTTGTTCTTGTTTGGTCCACCCTTAACATATATATACTCTTTGAATGCTGGATTTCCGTAACTTGCAGATACCGAAGATTGGGATCCCCATCCCAAAGGGGCAAATTCTATATAACCTGTCGTACTTGGGTAATCATTCCTAAAAACATGCAAATCAAGATACGAAGAACTTAAGAACCATTGTTCTTTTTCTTGCGGAGAGTCGTCATAAGGATAAGTGTCATAGATTCTTTTTATCGAATCTTCATAGTACCTTTCGGCGTTGCCAAAAAAAGCAAAGTTTTTGGGGTCAGAGTAATCTACTCTTGGTACGAACCTTCTTAACGTCAGTTCTTTAGAGACAATAAAGTCATGCGTGTAAGACTGCTCTTCAAGCAGTTCTTCAGATGCCTTGTAATCAACCAACTTGATGATTTTTCTGTCTTTATCTTCAAAAAATTTCTTTAAACTCATGGATCTACTCTAAATCTAAACTTGTCATTCTGCTCTTTGTAATCATTGTCTAACTTGTAAACAACAGAAATCTCATACGAATGACCCTCCTCAAGAATCGACATATCCAAATCAAAGTAACTGCCGCTTGCATCATAAGACAATTTAGTGTACTCTACACTTCCAGTGCCGTAATTGATTACTGTAAAGTCATCTGCAACTCTAGATAACTTATAATAAGCGCTTTTAATAACTGAAGATTCGATCTCTTTACTTGCTATCGAATATATGTTTGGACACCAATCTCGCTCCCTTATGTACAAGCGCAAGCGTGGTTTTTCTTGCGTATTATAAGTGGATTTTAGATTTAATAATTTCGAAACATAGTTGAAATCTGGTCTATGCGCGTTAGATGTATGGGTCTTGGGCACGATTTGCCCTCTCTGAAACTCTGTTGGTCCAACGCCGCCGGTGAAAGAGGTCGAATCAACAGTGGTGACACCACTTGTATCAATTGTTGTGTTTCCTGCCGATCCTTTAACATCTTGGGTCAAAGTCATTGCACCGCCAGAAGTCTCAGTCGCAGTAATGTTAAGACCTGATACATTATTTATTGCTGCTCGAATCCTATCACCAACTGCTGCTGCGGATCCGAGGGCGTTTTGAACTCCAATTATTACATTAGCACCGGATAATGTACCGTCAACCGTTGTAGAATCAGTTTTAAAAACAAAAGTTGTTGAAGTGCCTGCGGTGTTCTTTAAGGAAAAGGTTTGATTATTACCAGGGTTTCCTGTGGTGGTAATCGTTGCTGTTGCCTCTTTTTCAAAAAACCAAACGTCAGTCACGGGGGTCTCATTAGTCGTGAGCGCAACCTGAGCGCGGTATATGCCCGTTGATGAATATGAAGCGGTTATTGGATTTCTAGGTGTCGAGGTCGTTATCTCTGCACCTGTCTTATCAAGGAACTTCACATAAAGATTCCCAGTGCCAACAGAGGGCAAGTTATTCAAAGTACCTCGAAAATAATTATATAAATATATGGAATTCAAATTATCCGCAGCACTCAGCAGTGAACTACTCAAGTAAAAGTCATTACGATCATCAGTTATAGCACTATCCCAGCGCGCCTCCAGTATTGGTCTTTTTAGAATAAACTCACTACCTCTTGCAAAAAACTTTTTTGTATAAAAGGATGTCGCCAAAGTACCATCTTCAAAAGTTCCCTGCAAATTAACAAGCAACCCGTAATTCAAAGATCCAGCACCACCGGAAAGATATGTGTTCAAGGTGGTGTTCGTGACTCCGGTGGTTGTAACTTTTGTGTTTCCTCCGAAACCTGAAGCAGATTGCGTTAACGCCACTAAATTACTGTGGATTTTAGTGGTGAACCTGGTGCTGTGGGCATTTAAAGATTTCAATGCAGAACCAAAGTTTGTTGCTATAGTTGAAGTGTTGCCTGAACTTGTATCCACAAAAATGACTGAAGAATCGGAAGATCCAGTTTCGGCATTTGTTATACCCGAAGACATAAACCTATATTCCCTTTTCAATCCATCAGTGCTGATGACCGATATGGTGGAGTTGTCTACTGGTGTGCCCGTAAACAGTAAAGATCCACTTGCGGCAACGAGTCCTGATCCTGTACCACCTTTAACCCACTCCTCTACAAGTCCAGTGATATCAATATCAAGATTTTCTCTACCTTCTGTGAAAGTCTGAGAATAAGAAAACTCGGTTGATTTTATGTCTGGAGATTGCCAATAAGATGAACCTTCTTTGGTCCAGAGTTCTGCAGAGGTACCCTGCTGTGTCACCTCCCCCACTATAGTATTACTGGGTAAGGAATTAAAAGAGAAGGACGACACGGATCCTGCAGTGGTGGTCGAAACATTGACTACTGTACCGTCATTGTCTTGGGAGACGGCACTAAATCCATCGACAGGATCTACAAAATTTCTAAAAGCGGTTGCAATTTCTGTTGGGGTCACTTTTCCTATGATGTCCACTTCATGCTCAGTGCCGTCGAGAGTTGGGGCAGAAGCGCCACCATTATGCTTAAACCAAAAATTATGACGATCACCGTCCTGCTCGTACAAACTTACAGACGCTCCACTGTAGTCGGCAGCAGAAGAACTGTTGAAAGTAAACTTTGTGATCTGAACTTGTGATGCCGCAGAAGCAGATACCCAGTTGGATGCGCCTGTGTCTGTGTAGGTTTCCATGTCTAGTCCAAAACCCTCGTCCCATGCCTGGGCGATAGGGTTCACCTGCAAGTTGTAGTTCTTTGGCACACTTTGTCCATGCTCGGCGTTAAACAAAGTTAAGTGAAACTTGACGCTTCCAGACTTGGGGATATTGCCAGATGACCGTTGGGCAATGAGTTCATCAATTGGAAATTGAACCAAGATCCTTGTTTTCTCAATAGAGGTCTTTGACTGCTGTCCATAAATTGTAAAAACCTCTAGAACGTCAGACTGACCCATGTTAGACTTAGTTGCACGATTTTGTAAGTCAAATTTATATGCGTTCGTTATTACGTTGTCTTTGTTAGAAACAAATCTTTTGATTGCCATTATACCACTCTTCCTACAATATCTGCTTTAGGGAACTTTACCTCAAAAACATGGTCAAAGGGAATCCCAATATATCTCCCGTCCTCAGAAGTATTTGCCTCAAGATCATAGAAAATTGGCGAATACAGTGCAGTGGTCTTGTTTGTAATCCTTACGTCCACAACATCCAACAACCCCTCGACATCCTTCAGAGACTTAAACACATCAGTTATATAAAATGGTTGACCCAAGTCCATCTTCAACTGCAACATATCGTCAATAATCTCCTGCGTGCATCTTGCCATCACCTCCACCTCATTAGCACTATTCTCAACCATGATGTCAAATTCAATACCAATGTTTACAATCTGAGCGTCCAGGATTTTAATGGAGTCACTCATCATTCTAATAGAATTCAACCAAGTCTTTAAGTTGTTTTTTAAAGTAATATTTGACTTCGTCAAACTACCGGTAGAATTCTCTGAAAGGACGTAAATATTTAAACTTCTTTTCATCTCGTCATGATCGCGGTGGACTGCACACCTCTTGATTGCCCCAAACTTAGGTGGCATATTATACACAGAACTCACATAGTCGCGTTTAGTTACCGCACGGTTTTGTGTAGCAAAAACGTCAATGGCGCGGCGCTTTATCTCTTCGGTTGTTGGTATGGTGATACTACCGACGATTGGTTGCTTATTGTCCACTTCAAAACTACCAACTATAGTCTTGACCTTCGATGCGTTTAGGTTGTCCTCATTTTTAAAAAAGACCCTTGGTTGAATAACTTGATTTATTTCAGCGACGGCAGCGTTAACAGAATTAAGGTTATTAGACCTGGTAACAATTGTTAAAGTTGTATTGCTAGGGGCAACGCCAAACTTGTCAGTGCTCGTCAACTTACTTGGGTCAAAGGACGTGTCCGTAACGTAATCTTTACCATGTACCTTCAATATAACTTCGCTTGGGTCTATAATCGATTTGTTTGTCAGTTCTGATTCTGATCCGTACCCAAATTGCAGAAACACCTCATCTGACTCGTGCTCTACGACAAATCTCCTAGGAACTGGAAATGGTTTCAGTAGGGTCGGTACCTCGTCAGAGTTTACTCCTCGATTGACTAATTCCTTAAATATGATATTTTGAGACAAATAATCAACTTCATAGTATACATTTCCTTGTGCATCTGTCACTGAAATGATTTCAGACACTTGAGAGTCACCAAGACCAACTCTTAAAAATCTTTGAAAATCCCCTACGGTAACCTCCTTGCGCTCAAGACGTCCTGAAACAACTTGCCCTGATGAACGGACTACATAGTAAGATGGTCCTTGTGCTGTTTCTGAGTAGACGTACACCTCGTTTCTTCCGGTAGGATCAAAACTAACGTCCTCGTTTAAGGTAAATATCTTTCCAGAATTGGTACCAAAAGTCGTACCCTTTCTCAAGGTTGGAACATACTGAAAATCGGGTGCTGTAGATGTTGTGCTGGCGGGGATAAGACAGTGTATATCTACCACTCCATGCGATGATGGTGCGGTTGAATGCTTGTAACCCATTTGCTTTGCGTGGTTTAAAACGTTTGAATACTCTATAGATGTTTCTATAAAAGACTCATTGGCATGATAGTCCAAGTAAAAGGACAAAATATCCCCAATGTATGAGACCGTATCCAGCATCAAGGAACCAAAACTTGCTTCATTAAAATCCCTAAAGATTTCTGGATAATACCTTTTGGTGTATTCTATTAGGTCGTTTTTAATTGAATTAAAATCACGACTTGTGTAATCTATAGGAACTATCTTCTTAATTGACATCAAAAAACCTCAAAACTTTCCAAATAATTAGGTTTACAAACCAAAATCTGAGAGAGTAATTGATAGAATATCCTCTTCTGAGATTGGGATGATATTATATTTTATAACTATGGACAAAACATTGTCGGATGGATTAAGAGAATTTTGATCTGGACCTATGTATGTTTCCGTTATTTCTATAAAATCTAAGTGCGTTTCTACCTGCTCTTGAATTTTGGATGAAATTCGACCAACCAAAGATGCCGTGTTTTGTTCATGGAGAAACGTTTGAAGACCAACTCCAAAATCCGGATTCATTATTCTTTCTCCTGGATTTGTTAGTAAAATCATCTTTAAATTTTGATGAACCATTGTCTTAATATCCGTGTGAAGGTCGTATGGTCCAAACTCTTCTGATATTCTCAAAGGTAATTTTACTGCTAATCCCCTAGACATAAGAACCCTCCTGTTGAATTAATTATCTTCTTCTGTGTTATTTTCACTAATTTCAACAATCTCTGCTGGTTCGCATTGCTCTGGAGGTGTTCTTGTTGTCTGCTTTGCCCTTGCCGCTACCGCAGCGGGGGTATCACCCCTAAGATCAGGTAGCGCCAAAGCGATAGCGCCGAATGGTCCCAAGAAATCCCCATAACTGTCGAAAACGCCTCCCCTCTTTTTTCTTCTTATAAAGAATGCAAACTTCTTGAGCGCCCTGAAGAAATCCCTGTTCGGTATTGGAACTAAGTTCGCTGCCAGATCTCTTGGGAATCCAAGATTCACCGGTACATACTCCCCATCACAATTAACTCCGTTACTCATCCTGGATTCCAACCCGTTTGCACTGATAGATGAATAGTTTAGACTCTTGACCTGCTTGGAACCAGGTCCTTGACTTTTCATCATTGACTTATAAGCGGGATCTAACCCACCTGCCAAATTCTTTATTAGAATTATTGGGGTATTCAGGGCGTTCAGTATTAATTGCGTGAAAAAGTCACCCATTTGTCCCATCAAATCCAAATCGGGTTTTGGACCAGTAGACGTCATGTAACCATTCGCCATCATCCACAGATCAACACCAGACGGAACACCTTCAAACTCGGTCTTTGTCAAGATCGAAGAAAACACCCCACTTATAGAAAGTTTTGAGGGCATCATGAAATCATTAAACTCATCCTTTGTCGAAAGTGCCATAATAGAGTATAGACCAGACAATAAAGATAGTCTCTGTAGGGGGAAAGACTTTTCTATAAAATCCACCATTCTCTCGTCTGCAGAAAGCATATCCAACAATTCTGGAATCATCGTACCTGCAGATACTGAAATATTTCTCCAATTAAGGTTGCAGCGATCCATCCCCTCTTCCACATGCACTATGGGCAGTGCATAACTAATCCCTTCCTGCGCATCACCTGGTATATCGAGTTTTACCTTTACAATCCTCTCTTCAACCATGAGCAATTCAAGTGCGAGTCTGAGTGGATCTTGTGGACCTAGACTATTAAGAATATTATCCATTGAATCTGAAACGCTTTTTGGCAATATCTGAACCATGCGCAATCCTACCTGATAATTGCTTCCTTCTATTATATTTTGCAATCTGGTTGAAAGTTCTTCTTTAAGAACCGCATTTAATTCTTCAAATATACCAGCAGGATTTAAGGGTTGCCCACCATAGTTTGCCATAGTATCACCCTCATCTCTCGGTGTAGCAAGTTGGTCTCCTGCCGTATTCCAGAACTTTCTTTCGTCAGAGTCTGCCTTAAAGACTAAACCTATCCCACGATTAATCATGTATGCTCGAAATCCTGTCAAGAGTTCCTGATCTTGTGAAAGAATTGCCATTTCGGCGATAGACTTGTTGTGATCTCCTCGAACGCTTATAAAGTTTTGAATCTCCTCTTCTCTTGGTAGTCCATAACCATCTCCAATCAGATAGTGATCTGACAAATTACCAACAGGGGGCAAATCTCTGCCCGCAAACGCTCCCTGAAAACCTTGGGGATACGGTAATCTTTCCAAGGCATACTCATTTTCATATGTGCCGTAGTCATCATCGCCACCAGTGTTTCCACCAAGCAAATCACAAACCGCGGGGAAAGTATCTTGAACCTGAAGAAAAATGCTCCAATCATATTCTTCGAGTTCTCTATTGGACGTCGCCCCTTCGCGGACGATGTCCGCGCCGCGAGAGTATGGCATACGATAACCATAATCTTTATGATAACTTACTAAAGTGTGAAAAGACATGCCCTCTAGGTAATTTGGAGAACTAGTGTATCCCCAGAATCCCTCATAAGTTCTTTGATTCAAAACACCTTCAGTATACTTGTTACAAATTACTGCTAATTTTTGTTCTAGCGTTTGCTCCGGATCACTAAAACGAAAGAGTCGTTGGTCACCCCAACCAGAAGCGCCGATATCGACTGCGTTTGACTTATTGAATAAAGCAGTGCACTGCTGTGTTAGGGAATATCCCCCGAACTTGCTTCTCGTTGAACTAACTCTTGGTTGTGGGTGTCCAAATACAATAGGTTCAAAGTCTGGTTGTCGCCACGGAGGTTGTAGGTGGGTGACTTCGTTAAGATTTCCTGCTATTAGGGCAGCAGCACTGTAAACTTTGGGAATAGTCAACATGTTAGTCTTATATCTAGAAAAATCAAATGGTGCGGTTAGGTCTTGCTTTTTCCACTGATATGTTCTCGACAACGGACGAAGACCAAAATCTTCATTATTTCCATGAAGATTAAACAGCGACTTTGCCATCACCTGAAACTGGTCGTTGATGCGAGTGTCAAGGATCAGTTCAATTGCTGGCGTCTCTTGCAAAGCGCGCCCAAGTTCTAAGAATGCACGAGCGTCAATCGCTCCAACGCCTTGTTGTGGTGCAAAATTGTCTGGAAACTGTGAAATATCTGAAAGTTCAGAATCGATATATGCTTGAACGGCGTCTTCTGTGACCAGATTAGAAAAACCGTTTGCTATTATATCCGCAACTAAAATCATCAGCGTCGCTCTAAACTCAGCAGAAGGCATTTGTGCCTGACCGCGAGGAGTGAATGCAAACTGACCTCGACCCAAAGCATTGTACCATCTTTGGGGCGTAGCGTAATCCACAGTGGAGGGGAGCGTCATTCCAAGGAAGTTTTCTAGATAGAATTTAATTGTACCAATGGTGCAAACAGTAAACAAGATCGCTTTATCTTCCTCGTTGACTGCGCGGGTGGGACCGAGTCCATTAGAAACATACATACTTACATATTCTTCAATTCTTTTTCGCAAGTTGTCACGAAGAAAATCGCTAGACACCTCTCCATTATAAAGATTAATTGCAGATGTATTATTCTCAACCCACTCCATCATAAGTCTGTTTATTGCTTCGGACAGCATTAAGGAGCGATATTCGTTCTCCGTATGCGAGGCACGAAGATCAGACCCTGCCAATATACCGCCGTCATTATATTCTGACCCCATGTAAACATCAGAGTGTAAAACTGTATCCCCAATCTTATAGTCTATCCTGGTTACCAATATCTTTAAAGGGGAAGCATACTCGTTTGCCCCTAATTCGTTAGTCTTTTCATGCTCGTAAGACTCGTTTTGGTACCCCAATGGTCTGACCATGATTGCCGCACGATTAGGAAACTGTCTAATTCTCCGTCGATGCTCTGTGGCTTTCTCCTTACTGCCGTCCCAACGCTTTTCATGGTTAAATCGGAAAACCTGATCATAGCGACCATGTCCCGGATTGTACCGGTCGGTGTTACGTCCTTGCCCGGTACCATGGCGCTTAAACCTTGCAAAACCCCAACCCCAATATTGACCAACCCGAGATTGCTTTTTACTCTCATCAGTCAAGAGAGATTTGTCCTCAATGGCACGACAACATTCTAAAAACGCTCTATCTACCCAATGACGATGGACGTACGACCAGTCATCACCATATTCATCGCGGGGGGCGTCGGTTCCATCAAAGTGATATGGGTCCATCATGCACCCCATGCTTTCTGGATGGTGCAAAGATTCTCCGGGATGTCCAAAAACGTATCCTGGATCCTCTATAAGGTAATGTGTCCATTCCTCATAAACATCGTTTGGACCTAGTATTTTAATATCGTTTTGCAACCTAGGTCTTAAACCATCCGAAAGGTTTTCCATGGACCTATATTGATTGAATTCTTCTTCGGTTATCTTTCCCTTCTTCCAACCAAACAACTGTTCTTGAGGATTGTCATTTTGCTCCATCCTCCTCATACCGCGAGGACCAAGATCCTCAATTTTAGGGTGGGATGATCCGTAACTGTAGTCCCCACCTTCTTGCAAAGAATTAGACCGGTTAGTGAGCATGTCGAGCGGAATCAAGTCTGGAGAATTCTGGTATGTGTTAAAGGCACTGTCCATAAAGGGCACTGCATCGACCACTCCTTGTTTCAATTTCTCGCCCTGACCCATGCTGAGTAGAGAGAATGTTTCCGGTCCTTTAGGTTTTTGAATTCCTGCCCCGATGATTGGTGTAAAAGATTCCGAAAAGTTTTTCATTTCTGCAGTTAGTAACAGATCTTCTCGCTCGGCTACAAAACCACCAGCAGAATACCCCTCAAAAATCTTAGTTATGCCCTCTTTTCCGAAATCAGATGAGATCTTGCAAACATCTTCTTCAAGCATTAAATATTCAGGATCAGCATCCTCCACATGAACAAGTGCCCCCAATTGTCCTGCGCGACCAAGTTTCGAGAATATACCTGTACTATAAAGAGAGGATTCCGGTTGATTAGCATCTGATAGTAGGGATTGGTCAAAAACATCATTGAAGAATCCTCGATCTCCGTTTTGCTGATCAACTTCATAGGAAAAACGCACATCGCGGGATCTTACAACATTTCTATCGTTAAAACCCCCGACCATTGGGCGACCAGCTTGGTCTAGAGGAGGATTTGCATTGTATGCAAGTAGTTCTTCCTCGTCTTTCCACCCACTGCGCCCTCGGCCAACCCAATCCCTGTATCGGAAGCGAAGTCCAATTCCCTCAATCTGACCTTGATTACGAACGGTAAAACCTCTGTCAATCTTATATCTTTTAAAGTTTTTCTTAATAAGTTTGCCTGGAAAACGAGTGAATGCTTCCGGCATCAAAAAACAGGGGTTCTCTGGGTCTTCTGTGTAAATGAGACCTAACAAGTTACACAATTCTTCATTAAAGGACCCTTGGTACGAGTTTCTCAAATAACTATTGAGTTCCTCGATTGAAACTACTTCCGTTTGCTCATTCTCCAAAGGTGTTCTGTAATCATCGTCGGCAGCGCCAGGTAGAGGTTCCATTTCCTCAAGAACATCAATTCTTGCATCAATTCGATCAGCGACAGCAACTGGATCATCTACCAACAAATCTTGATTGGGATCCACCTCCCTAAGACGCTGAAGTATTTCATCCTTTTTAGACAAGAACTCCTCACTAAAAGTATATTGAGACAAATCTCTTGAAGCGGCAGGTCCTGTAACCCTTATATACTTTTGCAACAAGAACCGACCCTTTTCTATGGCATTTTCTGGTTCTTCCACATCACTTAGTTTCCACATTCCATCTGGAGTGGTCTCCTCTGGTATGGACAAAATTTGTGAATTTTCCAGGAAAGTTTTAACAAAGGGTTTCTTTTCCTGCTCTGTGCCGTGAAAAAGCCCCTCAATCATATCAATTAGTTGACCTTCTTTTATCACCTCGTTGACAATATAGGAAATTGCACTCTTTTGATTTGCAGATTTATCACTCGTGCTAACAGTGCTTGGAGATACAACTCGAACGTACTCTACGCAGTGATTCATAAAGACATCTCTGAATGGGTACAAAAGAGTCTTGTCTGTTATCTTAGTTGATTCAGGGAACGCTACGTTTGCACTAACCATCACTTGCGACAGACTATTTGATATAAAATTGACCAAATAATTATGAAGAAAATTATCGTTTGCACCACTTGATTCTTTTCCAAACAGAGCATTTGGAGAAAATGATGAAAAGGCAATGCCGCCTCGCAGCGCAAATTCGATTAGCAAAAAATTGACCATCAAATATATCGCAGAATGAATTATACCCTTCTCAAACGGACCCATGGACCCAGCATTAAATTCCATCTTGGACGGATGGAAGGAGGGGTCATTAAATGCCGAAAGAACACGAGAAGAAGCACTTTTTACAATTTCCTCAAAATCTATAAGACCCTTAGTTGATCTAACTAGGCATCCATTTTTATCATACTCTCTTGCACCTCTTATTCTGACATCTAGTTTTTCTATATACTCAGGATCATTAAAGATTCTAGAGTCAGACATTTGGTCCATGATTTCTTCAAAAAACATTTCAAAAGTACTGTTGTACGAGTCTTCGTGCAATTGATCTGCAATTTGACCAGGGGATTCTAAATCTCGGGTAAATGCCCGTCTAAGACTGGACAGTGCCGCACCGTATCCCTCACTCCTTTGATACCTTTTAAAATGATCTACCATCGAACGACGCACAATATCCACGTATATTCCCTTCTTGGCAAGAGAAGACACGCCGGGGGGACGGGCATATTCTTGTGGTAAAATGTCACATCCATAAAAATTCTCTGAGGATTTCATCAGCACCTGATCGTTTATGACTATTCTGTACAAGTCTTCGTCTCCCTCAGAAGCCACCTCCTCATAAACCAGAGACGACTGAAATCTTTTTGGCAAAGACAACTCAAAACTAAAACCGTCTGCTGTTGCGCTTGGTACCACCCTAAAGAACTCTTCTTCGTCACCGACCAGACCTCTCTCTCTTCTGGTCTCTTCAGATCGATCATAGTACTTTCTGATCTCGGGGAGAAGAGCAGAATCATTCTTATCTGACATGTTTACTTCCAGGTGCCTCATTACAGCATTTTGCAATTCAGTGATCCTGGTTACAATTGAGTCAGTAATTTGACGAATCAATCCAGTCTTTTCCGATTCCGACACGTCGTTCATGTTCAAACTTGATTTTATAGCAGTACCATCATCGCGGCGCAGAATCGGAGCATTAGGGATTAAAATCCCATCTTCGTCTTCTTTTTGGGGTTTAACCATGAGGGAAGCACCTGTTGGTAAAAAGTCTGGTACATAATTCGACAACTTAAACACTTGGTTTACCAATTCTAACTGCAAGTTCTCAAAAGAAGGGACACCAGGGGAAAGATCTGAGTTATAGGAACCAATTCTTTTTATTAGAAAATGAAATTCGGTTCTTCCATTTTCGTTCAAATCGGTAACGCCACCACAACTGTCAGTCAGTGCACCACTCTTAAGTTGTTGCATCAACTCATCAGAAACTTCCGGATACAATTTAACTGTAGTAACCAGTTTTGTAGACCCTTGACGGTTGCGTTTACGCCTTTGGGTTTTGAATTTCTTTTCGACCACAAAAACATCATAATGGAATTTTTCGTAAAGTCGTTCTCGCAACCTCCATTTACGAACAACATTTGCACCTGTAAGGGCGTTTCTTATTTCTGCCTCGTTTTTTGTTAGAATCTCTATCGCTTCTAATGCTTTGTTTTCTATATCTAAATTAAATTCTGGGTCTTCGTACTCCAGTGGTCTGCTCGCCTGATCGTACAACAGGTCTGTATACCTTGAAACATCGGCAATAAAAGAAAATTTTGGCACTTCAAAGATTGATTTTGCTGTACTCTCAATTATCTCAACCATCGGTGCAGGCACGTCGGAGATAATTGCATTAGGATCTCCTGGATTATAAAGGTCACCCATAGCACTTGCAATCGGATTGTCGGTCATCATCGCTCGGACTGCTTCAGCAGTTTGAGTACTCTTTGAGTTGTGTGCATTTATTGCCGACCTGAGTTGATCCTCAGAAAGATCACCCATTATAATTCTGGATCTTGCGTCAACGGTTTCCGGACAGAACCTGTTCTCTGCCAGAATTTGAGGTATCTTGTCTATTCTGTTCAAAACCTCTACATCAATCAGTCCACCCAAGTTAGAGAAAAAATCTTGTATTGAATTTTCACTACTTAGATATTCAGACAAAGCAGGTATGTTCATATCTATGTAATTTACGATTATTGTCAAAACTTCTGGGGTTGCATTACCGCGCAGAAGAGAGGTCAGTTCTGTTGGTCTCATCAGGGCAGAAAGATCATTTATCATATCAGTCATCGAAGATCCGTTAACTCCAGAGTCTGGGTCAGATAAAAGTTCTGCAGGAATCCCATAAGACGTCAAAGAGTTTAACATCTTTTTTTGAACCTTCGTTTTGCTGGAATTAAAATTAGACTGGTCGACCCCTCTCAAAAACTGCGATGAAATGTCGTAAGACCCAATTGGCACAGGGGTCTCCATACTGTCGTGCTCCTGAATTGCGTTCACAAGACTTGCTGCACCAAAAAGTGCTGCCTCAAAAATTTCATCACAGTTTGGAAATCTAATTAAATCAAGCAATTTATTAATCAAAGTGCAAAAAAAGCGCACCAGCATCTCCACCAAACTGATATAGAGTTGGTCGAATATGATCCTCAACTGCTTTAAAGTTGGAAGTTTTGGAAGTTTTGGGATATCAAACGTCAAATCAATAACAATTGGCCACGGTATATCAGGCAAGCACGCACTAAATTCACACCAGTACGACTTAAAATCGAAAGTGTTTATGAACTTTTGAGTTATCTCTTCCCACGTACACAACTCGCCAAGTGGTAACAGGTCGTTTGCGTCATATGTTTTTCCTTTTTTAAATTGCACCAAAGAGTCCACATTTTGAGCAGTAACAGACGCTTGCTCAGTCAATCGCTGAGCAGACGTCTTTAACTGAGAGAACATCAACCCTACATTCTCTTCTATATTCTCCTTTACTGTAATTACAGGCTTTCCTGAACTTGTCTTTTTATTTACAGGCGTGGCATCGTTAGTCAATGAAGAGATACCAGGTGCAGGATAAACATACTTGCTGATAAAGTCCATGACAGGCAGTGTCTCATATTCGCCGCAGCGGGAACCCCAGGCAGATTTGAACAGTTCCTTATCGATAACATTCATTTGCGCAAAGTAGGACATTATCCTATGATCGTTAAAAGGAGACTTTTTAATAAGTGCATCAAACCCGTGCTCCAACTTGCGACGGGACGCACGAAAAGACTCTTCTGATCCCGCAAAGGCCGCGGCGGTGGAGACCTGTTCATCAATATAGTCCGCTGGTTTTTGTCCGACAAAATATATGCTCTTGATTTTTGCACCCAATATATTGCCGTACCTATCACGGACTTTTGCAAAATCAAACTCCAAAAACCTATTGAACTTATCTTCAAGATGTTGTCCATTTAACTTTAAAAAAGTCTCCATAGCACCAGGTATTTCCCTCAATCTCTCTGCATCCTTCTTTAAATCTAATTCGGGTTTCATATTTAAAAAGTCGCTATAAGACTGAAATGGGTCTTCCTTTTTTTTGTGAGAGTACCCTCTAGCGCCCAAGTCTTTGTTTGTTGCTTGGATGTTGCTCTGCTCCTTTTTCATGTCCTGAAAAGATTGATTCAGATCAATCATCTTGTTGGCAACCTTGTCTATCTTTTTCCTAAACAAGCGAGTTTCAAACTTTGCTGTTCCACCCAAAAGTTGAACATCTCTTGATTGTATTTGACTTGCATTTTTGGCAGCGCGCTCTTTGAGTAAACGGTTCCTTCGATCTTTTTGTTTTTTCTTCCTTAGTTTTTTCCAAGCATTTCTTGTATTCTTTCCTGCATTCTTGATTGCATCTCTCTTGTATTCACTTATTGCTTCAATTTTAGCGGAAGCATAGTCGTCAATTGCCTTGGAAACCTTTTCTTCTGCTAATTCATATGCCGCGGAGGGGTCTTCCAAGAACTTTGAAACCTTGTCATAAATAACAGCAGCAGTCTCAAATGCCATAATCCCAGCATCTACTGCATCAACAACCTTTGCATCTGTTTTCGATAAAACAAGATCTAATTTTTTACGATCTATCACATATTCAACCATAAAATAACCTCCAGGTCTAGTTGGAGGTATAAAAAAGTCTGCTACAGACTCTGTTGCCCAATAACTCCTTTTTGCTTCGACATCATTAGATAAGTTTGCCATAATGTCAGAAAGTGGTCTGAGTTGCGACCTTACTGTACAAAAAGATTCTGGAAGGTCAATTTCTTCGTGAATGGTTCTAAATGGTTCTGCATCAACGTCCTCAAAATCAAATAAAGTGTCATCGTTGATTGATAAAGTGACTGGTTGTGTCAAAGTTGGGTTGTACTTTCCAGGATATATGTCATTTATCTCAGGGTCAGCAAGATTTAACTTCCAGGTTGTTTCTTTTTTATAATAAGCAAAAACTTTCTGCAGCGCTTTACGAGACAAATCTCTTGTCAAGTACTTGTAGTCATGCTTCTTGTTTGCAACTTCCGCTCTGGCACCAAGGGTGTCCTTAATGCTCTCAAAACCATATTTGCTCAGTTTGTCTCCATGGACTTGATAGATCTTGCGATAAGTTAGAGTACCTACAACCCCATCAGACTTCAACCCATGGTTAGACTGAAAACTTTTTACGGCAGACTCTGTACCTTGTCCAAACTTTCCATCAACATACAGCAAGTACTCAAGGTATGTTATATGTCCCGTGGGTCTGTTTTTGAACTCTGAAACCGGGACAGTGTGACCCTCCTTGTCAGCATCACCAATGTCGAAAGAAAAACTCATGTCACCCTGTGCATCTGGCGGTAATTGATCGTTTTGTTGTGCGACCGCTATTCGGGCCGAGTCGAGATCAACCCCAGATTCTTTAAAAAGACTAACAACAGCATCTGATGAATCCTCCACTCTCAGTTGAACTCGCTCCTTTTCTGACTCTATCACAGGTACATCAAAAGAGTCTAAAACACCGTTGACAAGAAGGGCAAACTGAATCTCCTTGACAAAGGCATCATCTTTTTTTAGTCCCTTCTGCTTACGCTTTCTTAAAGGAGGAGTCTTCGTTGCAACCTTGCCCCCAAAGCGGGCATATAGTTCCGCTTCTTCTTCAATGGTGTAGTCAGAGTCTACATATATGTGCACAAAATTTTTGACCTCTCCAGTTCCGATCCAAGGATCGTCTCCTTGTGCGGAAGGTTGCGGTTTTGATAATATATCAACCGCCTTTTTTGCAGTCATGCCAGATCGAGAAACAGAAGACCCGTTTGCACCCTCAAGACCTTTTCGGCGGTTCACAAAAGCCCGCAAGGAATCAAGTAGACTACTAGCAGTTGCAGGTGAAAACTTCATGGTTGGTGAACTTTTATAGACCTTGTCGTACAACTTTCTTGTCATGACCGATTCGACGACTAAAATCTCACCGTCATCAGGAGTATCGGTCATTGGTGTGTATGAAATCCTGACATCCGCCTCTTGTTCAATGAGTGAAAATGTGGTGTCACCCAAATCTTCCATGAACTGATACTTTACGCCTTTTGCGTCTAAGAAATTCTTTTTATCTTGCTCTGAAGGGGCGGGCGAGTTTTTCTTATATTCCTGGTATTCTTTTCTCAGACTATAAATTCGATCAAACTCTTCCGCTCTTCTTTTTTGCCTTGATGACAAACTTGAAAAGAAGTTGTTGGATTGGTCTGATTCCACCATAGACCCATACGCAGCAACACCATTGTCTACAACAAGACCTTTGTTCCAATCAGGATTAATGTGAGTCCTATGAAAGCGATAACCCAACATAACAGCAATTGTTGCTGGTCCCAACAAACCGAACTCTTTGGAAAAGTCGGGAGTTGACGCAATCTTGAAGTCATTGGTCATTATTTTTGAAACTTCTCCGGGGTGCAGACTTTTTGATTGCTCTGGGGTTGTTGATGCCCAGGAAAAATGTTTTTGACCATAATGCAATATTGACCTTCTGTTTAATAGTTGGTATGCCTTGATTGCTCTTACAGTCTTTTCACAAAACCTATTACCCTCATCCATGGAGAGTTTTCTCATTGAGGGTCGTGCAGATTCCGTGGATCTATTTCCAAGCATCCCATCAACAGATCCAAAGACATATAGTGACTTTAAAACCTTCCTTGAAAGAAAATCCTTAAAGACAAGGAAATCCACATGGTGCTCACCAGGAGTCATATACTCGTCTGCTGAGAAGGAGAAACCTAAAGATGGTTCAAACTTTATCTTTGACAATCCAATGTGTACTTTTTGAGTCATAACCCTTTAATTCACTTGTGTATTACTACATATAATTACTAATTAGTTGAATTATATTTGCTATTAAATTTAGCAGATGCGCCAACAGCAGAATTGGTTTCTCCAGAGACAGTATTCTTTATTTCTAGACCCAACCACTCTTTTCTCCAGTCCAACAAATTCATACCTGAATGGAGTTGCGAAAAAGCATTCTTTATGGCACTAATGTTCGCGTGCAAAGCACCACCTTGGGCAGATGGAGACCAAAGGGTAATTGCGCCGGCAAAAGTCTCCCCATGAGTGTGGTTCATCAGAAGATTATTTAATTGTATCTGATCTTTCATAAACTTAAAAAATCCATCTTGCACCTCTTCTATTCGTACTGCAAGTTCATTAAAACAGTGCGCAAGTTGCTTTCCTCTTACCAGTGGTTCTGCCTCAAGTGCCTCACCATTTGCGTCATATCCATTGCCTGCAAGCAGTTCAATACCATAAGTTTTCGTTACCCTTGCACCCAATGATGTTTGAACAGGGATCTCTCCATACCCTCTAGATCCTAACGTTACTAGTTTAATACCTCTTCTTGAAACGAACCTTAAGTCGTCTGATTGCAAGACTATTGCACTTGCCGGGTTCTGACCGCGGCTTGGCGAAGGGTTTACACGTCCAGCAGAGATTCTAAAATTATAGTCTACATCGGTTTTTTGACTTACATAGATTCTAGAAGCGTCGGTAAAGTAGTTTACTGTATTACCTCGATCATCTTTGATTCCTTCCTTTGCTGCAAAAGCGTATGTAAATATTGGATCATTAATGTATTTTTGACCACTCGGAGATTTACTTTTTGGAACTGGAGACATTCTTCCTGCTACAATATCAATTGTACCGGTGCCCTCGTCGGCAGCACCGCCGTATCCCGATAACACAGTCCCTGTCATTCCTCGGTCGCGACCTAGAACAATTGACGCGTTATTATTTGCATAAGCAGTTCCCTTGTTTACAATGCCGCGGCCGTCTATCACACAATCGCCATCGCGTGCGTTATACTCTGGACACTCTTCTGCCTTTTCAGAGTATCCAACCCCCTCCTTCTTTAATACGACCGGACCCCTAATTGCCTTAGTACTCATCCTAGTATGTTGCCCTTTGGTCTGCGCTTTTGCCAAGGTTTTCTGGAGCCCTGAACCACGTTATTATATTTGTGCCCTTGCCGCGCAAATCTTTGCCAAGTTTTCGAAGCGCTTCAATAACCTCTCTTCTGTTGGTTGTATACCCTGCACACGGTGCAGTTAACTGGGGCGCGACAGCACCGCCAACATTTCCACCGATTCGAAAACCATGTAGTTTCTTTAACTTTGCATCTGTGAACCTCTTGTCTGAGACTTTTCCAACTAGTTTCCAATTCTCGGGTCTATCACCTGGGATGGTCTTTCCATCTGGTTGGTCCTCCACCGCAATGTCTCCATGATATTTGTCAATTAAGGTCTTATCCTTTTTAGATTTCGGCAATTTAGATATTTTTTGACATATATCACCACTCTTGTACCTCATTACCTCTTCGGTGGCGTAATTGCCTTTCACCATTGCCTTGGCGTTGACACCTAACTTTTGCAACTGGGATCCGAATCCATGGTCTCTTTTCATATAGAGGGGGGACATTTTACTTGTCATTGGGATATACACATACTCGCCTGGTTTAAGATCGTAACCATCTAAAACCTTGAACGTATTATACATTGATCCGCGTATGTATCTTGAGTGCAATCCCCTGTTTTCTGCCTGTTTTACGCCTTGTCGATCCTCTGTTGGCCACACCATGTCCTTGAAAAACGGATCAGTCCTCATACAGAACTGTATAAAAGCACCACTCCAATGCATATCAGCGCGAGAACGAGTGCTACCGTTAGGCAGTCTAACGATATTGTTTTTAAGATAAATTTGATCCTCAATTGTTAAATTTACGCAAAATTTTGATTTTGCACCATCTTTCCAGTACATTGCGATGGCGTTCCAGGTTTGATAGTTCCAATCCCTATAGTAATAATCCTTGTCTCCACAGAGATCTTTTTTGTGTGCCCACGAATTACAATACTGCTTTGCCCCTGTAGGTCCCCACTTGTTATACTCTTGTTTTGCGACCTTTACCTGTGGCGGGTCATTGACCTTTACCTCCCAACGATGACCTGGATCCTTTGGCGACATTTCGCCTCCGAAGTAAGGCAATCCATTTTCAGCAAGACCCATAGAACTTAGAGCATTGTTTTCAAAAATTCCTGGGATATTGGATAATTGTCCGCCGTGGAGACGCCATACGCCAGAACCATAAGGTTCATCTGACAAGTACCTAACCTCAATGACAGATCCTACGGGTGGCACACTTGCAGGTGGCACCAAGGCATAAAATGCTGGTGAAAACTGTTCATGCCCGTCGTTATTTGTTTGAATGGGTTGTGAAGTGAAGGGTTCGGCAGATTTAGCAACCTGGGAAGAAACTGGAGTTGAAGAACCATCTATCCGAACACTGCCAGCGCCACAATGATATTTATCACTGGCAGCATACACCTGGCATATAACTAGTGAACTACCCTCGGGAGGTTGCAATTGAAACCTCCTGGCGTGACCGCGCAACCAGGCAGATGCAGATCGCGGATCTTCCGCGATCTCTGCTCTGAGTACAACCGCCAAAGCAAAGTTCGAGTTTTCATTCAATATTTTTGTATTATCTTCTTTTGATAGTCTTGCGGCTTCTGCCAAAATGTTAGGACCCAAGTGGGTTCCAGGGATAGTTGACACTGCAACGCCGTTAAAAAGAAAATCTTTTTTAGACCGTGGATTCAACCCATCAGGCACCAAGAAATCATCCAGCGACACATCTATTCCTCCTCTGAGTTTATAATATCAAACAAGTCCTGCTTATCCTGTTCTGTTATTGTATCTGAGATTGATGCCTTCCTGGAGACTATCCCGGTGATCTTGACCAACTGCTCGTTTGAACGTTGCAACGTCTCAAGGTACTTCGCAGCAATTAGACCGACCTCTTTATGTCGATCTTCGGATATTTGCATGTACTTCATCAAAGTCATCAACAATGATTTTGTTGCTGCACGGTCGTGCTTGATATTTTGAATTGCTTCTTCTAAGTATTCTTGTACTTCTTTCATGTTGTAATTATCGCTGTTCTATAATTATACTTCACCACGATCCCACTTAATCTTAAATATCCTATATTTTTCTCGTATCTTTTTCAAATTACTAACGACTTGTTTGGTTTTTAGTCCCGTTATTTCCCTTAGATATAGGTAAATTGCTTTTTTGTTAAACATGTCAATTTCATCTACGTTTTCCATCAATATCCTAACAGCATCTAAAACTTTTTTCTCATTTTCTTTAAGATTGTTGTCGTCCCACCTGTTGACCTGGGAAAATAAACTGTTCCAGAACTCTGCTTCCTCTCTTTGTGAGAGGTATTCTTGACCGTCGATGCGCACTTCTTTGAGGTCTGAACCAGAGGTTTCATTTAACTCCTCATAGGAAACTTCTCTCCTTTGTCGTGTGGCGTTTTTCTTTACCTTGTGAAAGAACCAATGCTTCGTGACCACACTAAAGTACGAAAATGCTTTCGAACCTTTACTCTGATCATACTTATCTAATATGGTTGTTAACCATATTTTACACTCTTCTTTTAGTGGATCAATGTTTGGAAGATTTGAAAACTTATATGTATAGGTTATTTTATCAACCATCTCATTGAATGCGGGTCCAATGAAATCTACATAAAGTTCAGTCCTACGCTTAGGGCAGTCGGTATGCGTATATTCTACAATGGCATTTTCATGAACTTTTGTAAAATAGTTGTTCTTAGTTCTCTTGCGTCGTCGTGTCGTCGTTTGCTTCATATTCGTCTGTTTCTTCACCCGGAAAAAGGTAATCTTTATACTCCTCTATTTGTTTTGTCAATTCCTTAGTGTGGTCTATTAGCATTTTCAGGGTAGAGTCTCCGTAATACATCTCTGTTTGGTGGATTGAGTCAACATGCACGCCATACATCATCAAATCATCAAACAGAGATTTTAAATTATCGTTTAAGTCATTGAATTGCCTCAAGACCCATCTAACATAGATGAATCCGAAAAGGTTTAGACATACTGACAATACTAAAAACAACTCTATCATAACTTTGTGCTCTTCATTTCCTTTTTTTGTTTTCTTATGGATTCTTTAGTATCTTTTATGTATTGATCAACTATTTGCCCCGTCTTTTTTTTATTCAGCACGCTAATGGACGTATTATCCATGGACGGTAAACGAAACAGGGAGTTTGGTGCACCACACTCTTCACAGTCTGTTAGTTTGACAGTCATGGAATGCCAAACATCCATACGGTGCTTGCACACCTTACACTCATAAAGATACTGAGGCACTTCTTAGTCGCTGCCTGTTGTATTATTTGTTTCAGGTGTTACGTCAGACGCCTTAACTGCTGGCGGGTTTAACACTTTAAGTTCTTCGTTGTCAGTCAATTGAAAGTGAAGTCCCTGCAAGACTGGAACAATGTCAGTCTGATTCATAAGTGAGTTTTGCAGCGCCATCATAATAGCACCTAATGCCTGGTTTGATAATCTCATTTCTATTTTCTCCTTAATAGTCTCTGTTATTTTCCTAGAAAGCACCTCTTTTGCTGCGGTGCTATAAAAATTGGTATTTTTGGGAAACCCCAAAACGGTTTTAAGTATCTTCTTATACATACCTCAGATCTCGCGCATCCATCTTGCTATCATCTCTTCGATCATAGAATCAAAGGTATACTCTGGTTCCCATCCTAAAATTTCTTTGGCGCGAGTTGGATCACCTTTGAGATATTCCAACTCTTCTGGTCGCATATATTTTTGATTTTGTACGACATAATCTTTATAATTCATGCCCAGTTTAGAAAAAACGGTTTCACACAAGTCTCTGACAGAATGAGTTATCCCAGTTGCAATGACAAACTCATCTGGTGTGGTGTGATTTGTGATCATATGCATTGCTCTGACGTAGTCAAGAGAGTGACCCCAATCCCTTTTTGCGTCTAGGTTCCCAAGTTCTAATTTGTCTACAACGCCTTTTTTTATTTGTACCGCGGTTTTTACAACCTTGTTGGTCACAAAGTTTGTTCCTCTACGAGGCGACTCATGATTGAACAAAACGCCATTACAGGCATGTAATCCGTAAGCATTTCTATAGTGCCTAACCAGATTATATCCCATAACCTTAGAGCACCCATACGGACTGACAGGGTTCATTGGGGTGCTAAGTCTTTGAATTCCATCCGAATCTATCGAGTTTCCAAACATTTCAGATGATGATGCTTGATAGAACTTTGCTTTTGGAAAACTCTCTCTGTAAATCTCCAACATATTAAGAACACCCAGTGCATTCGTTTGTATTGTGTATGCTGGCATATCGAAACTAACCCTAACATGACTCATAGCGGCAAGGTTGTAGATCTCATCTGGTTGTGAGACATTGAAGACCCTTCTGAGGGAGTGGTGATCTGTTAGATCCGCATAATGAGTCTGTATGCTGTTCTCTATGTCTTTAAGTCTTGCTGTCTGATTCTCAGAAACAGAGTGGCGTCGGACGGTGCCGTGGACTTCATATCCCAAACCAAGTAGATACTCTGCCAAGTAACTTCCGTCCTGTCCGCTAATGCCAGTTATGAGTGCTCGCTTCAATTCTTGCCCTCCTTTTGTAGGACTATTACACACAACTTAGTTTTTACCTCTTTCATGAATAGTCTATAAATATCTTCAAATTCTTTAGATTCTGCGATCTTAAACAAGGGGGTCGGCGGTTCTCCCTCTCCATAAGTCACCAGTTGCCATAATTCGTAAGTCATACTACACCATACTACCATATATTTATGTTTTTTTTTCTTTATTTATCTCTTTTTTGCAATATTGGAGAACTAATTGGCCAATCTATCCCCAAATTTGGGTCGTCCCACTTGTATGTAAATTGGTTGTCTGAATCCTGATAAGACCCTCTATAAGAGAGTTTATAAAGCACTGTCGCCTCGTCACTGGTTACAAGATAGGACAATCCAACACCTGCGGGGATTTTTACGGTTGTTCTATTGGTGTGACTGAGCATTATCCAGCGCCACTGGTCGTATGTCTTGGAATCTGGTCTCTTGTCCACAACCACACAGTAGATTTCACCGTATACGCACGATACCATCTTGACGGTGTTAAAGTCACCATGGATCCCCCTAAGAACATTCCTTTTTGAGACAGTGATCTTGTCATGATTGTATATTTTCTCATCATCTTTGCAGACTGTCCAGTAATATCCTCTAAAATCATGGTAACAATCTGGATTATCGATGACCAGACCATCAAAAGATTGGGTTTTTGCCTGTTTTTTAGGAAAATTCATTACTGAATGGATCGATTTACGACAGATGATATAAAACCTACCTGCTGTGGTGTCATAGCATGATTATTTGGTATATACAGACCATTTTTGTGTACTCTGTCTGCATTTGGCATCAAACTTTCACCATATCTTTGAACATAAAATGGTTGACTAGACATAGACCCCGCAATAAGCGGTCTTGTTTCAATGCCGTTTCGTTCTAGGTGGTCACACACAGTCTGTCGGTTGTCTACTACCAAAGGATAGCAAAAATTAGAGACAAAACAACCCTCACGATACATCGGTTTCCAAATTTCATCTGAAATCGATTGCAAATAATATCTAAAATTTTGTTCACGAGTGCGATTCACGGTATCTGCATAATCCATCTGTCTAATTCCGATATGTGCCTGGAGATCAGTACTGCGAAGGTTGAACCCTGGGTAGTAAAAAGTATAACAACTGTTAAATTCTTCTGTTTGCCACTCTTTGTGTTTTTTTAGTGCGTATTCACTTTCGCAATCTCGCATCCAACCATGACTCCGAATACTTAACAGAGCATTGTACAGATCAGCATCGTCAGTGGAGACAATTCCACCCTCAATCGTTGACAGGTGATGACCAAAATACAAACTAAACGTGGAAGCGAGTCCAAAAGTACCCAACTTTTTACCCTGGTACTCGCTGCCGAAGGATTCACAAGTATCTTCTATAAGAATAACTCCATATCTCTCGCAAATGGACGTCAAACGCTCCATATCTGGCACCAATCCAAGAACACTGACAAAAATTATTGCTTGAGGTCGTTCGACTTGGCAAACCTTTTCAAACTGCTCCAGGTCTATTGAAAGATCCTCCATATTACAATCACACAAAACAGGTGACAACCCTAGTTGCATCACTGGGGCGAGGTCAGTTGCCCAACTAACAGCAGGCACTACGACCTTTGCGTCCCTAGAGATTCTACCTGTCTCCACAAGAGCGCTTAATATAAGTAAATTTGCAGAAGAACCAGAATTTACATAAACAGAATATTTTGAACCTAACCACTTTGACCACTTGTCCTCAAAGACAGGCGTCAAAGGACCCTTAGATAACCTTGGATACGTCTTCAACCACTCACAAAGAGAATCTATGTCGCTATCACGTATTGTGTCTTTGACCAACGGGTATTTCATAATATAACCTCCTAAAAATTACTATTGATTATATCACAAATGTAGTCTATTTCTTCATCCGTAATTTGCAAAAAGGTGGGAAGACAAACACCACTTTCATACATTTTATTAGACACAGAGAACTCGTCCTCTGAGTAGTTTGCTTTTTTGACAATGTCCGAAAAACATGGTTGCTTGTGCATTGGGTAGAAAAAAGTTCGTGGTTCAACGCCATGTTCTTGCAACTTATCCATCACGTTTGACGCTTGCCCCAGTTTATCAATAATACAAACTCTAAATGGTATAAACCCAGACTTTTTCATGGGACCAAAAAAAGAAAACCTTGAATTGCTTTGCAATCTTTTTTTATACGCCTGGTATATCTCTAGTTTTCTACCCACTATCCAATCTAGTTTGCCTATTTGAACATTGCCCATTGCTGCGTGCATGTCTGTTATTCTGAAGTTATACCCTATCTCTGGATGGACAAAGGTGCCCCTGTTTATCCTTCCTTGATTTCTTAGATAAACTAACTCTTCTGCCACGTTGTCGTCGTTTGTGATTACAAAACCACCTTCGCCACAAGTGATTGTCTTATCAGCAAAAAAAGAAAAAGTTGCAACATCTCCAAAAGTCCCAGCGTGCTGACCGTCCCAAGTAACTCCGAGTGCTTGTGCGGCGTCCTCAACAACAACAAGTCCATGCTTTCTTGCAAACTGCATAACCGATGGCATATCTCCACAAGTGCCGTACATGTGAGCGGTCATAATCGCCGTGGTCTTGTCAGATAGGCGTGCACCACACTTACTTAGATCTATTTGCAAGTTCTCGTCTACATCCACAAAAATTGGAGTTGCACCAACCATGACAACAGATGTAGCAGATGCAATAAAGGTGAAATTAGGTACCAACACCTCATCACCCGGTTGGACCCCCGCCGCCTTTAATGCTAAGTAGATTGCCAGTGTGCCGTTTGGAGCGAACTCACCGTGCTTGGACCCAATCAACTTTAACAACTTTTCTTTAAAAATTTTCGCCTGTGGTCCTTCGGTAATCCAATTATCTTCAAAGCATTTCTTAATTGCAGTATATTCGTCCTTTCCGACGAGAGGCATAAACTGAGGTATTTTCATCACAATTCCTTTCCTTCATAGGATCCCACGATTGCTGCCACGTCGGGCGTCAATTTTTGAAACTTATTCCAAGCAAAATGACCAGTTTCACTATTCTTGTAATTGTTCCACATCCAATCATTAAACTTTCCCTGCCTAAACATGTTGACCCATCCCACAATTGGTTCATTTTTTGGTATCAATTGTATCGCACCATCGCGATACATTTTTGGTTGATTGTGTATTTCATATTGCCATGGAGTCATGCCTGGTTTTAAGTTTTTTAAAAAATATTCCTTGTCCCAAAAAGCGGCGGGTAATCCTGAGCGGTACTCTGCTTCTTGCGAAAGTACCATAAAGTTTTGGTTATAAGGTTTGCACGAATAGTATTGTTCTTTCGACCCCATGAAAAAATGGACTTTTTGAACCTTCCCATCCTCAATCAATCGTGACCCCTCTTCATACAAGTCTTCTCGGAACGGTCTAATTGGAAACATGTCATCCCACCAAAACTCAAAACACCTACCCTCTATTGCATCAATAAAAGGCAAAATTGGAGTAGACCAGTCCTTATTAGGAAAGTCCTCTTGCTTACCCATGGAGACAAACTTGTAATTATCCGGATATTCAACCGAGGGAGGGTCAAACCCTAAGACTTCTACTTCCCTCCTTTCTGAAGAGAACTTATTATAAAGAAGCGCGTGATCTGCCACAATATCTACATACTTATTGCTTGTGCACAAAAACCTTTTCACTAAACGTCCCCTTTCGAGACCAGATTACCAGTTTCATAAAAGTACAAATAATCAATATCAGTTCCAATAAAGCACTTGATTGCATCCTCTGGAGTCTCAACTATTGGTTCCCTGTCATTAAAACTGGTGTTCAGCAATATTGGCACTCCTGACTTTTCTTTCCATTTTGTAATAAAATTGTGGTACCATGGGTTAAGAGAAGATTGTACCGTTTGCAACCTTCCTGTTCCGTCTTCATGCACCACCGCTGGGACTTGTGACGCCTTGTCTTTTTTAAATTTTAGTGCAAATGACATATAAGGACTGTAAACGGCGTCCTCAAACCAATCCTTGGTGTCCTCTATCAAGATTGAAGGGGCAAAGGGTCTGTACCACTGACGATGCTTGACTCTCTGATTAATCGTGTCTTTCATCTTATCAGATCTAGGGTCTGCCAGTATACTCCTATTACCAAGAGCGCGGCGACCAGATTCGGATGCGCCACCAAATACAGCAACTATCTTTTGAGAATCAAGAAGATCTAAAACTTCGTCATCTGTAGTGCTTTTTGTCCTTATTTTGCCTGATGACCTGTATTCCTCAATGGATGCAGTGATTTCATTTTCATTGTATGGTCTGCCAAGATATGGCGTCATATTTTCCGCAGACTTTATTTTTGGATTATCCAACAAGTGATGCCAGACATACCTTGCTGATCCTAGCGATAATCCGCCGTCATAAGGCACAGGGTCACAAAAAATATGCTTTACAAAAGGAAACCAGTCTTTTATTTTACCAAGCATTACACAATTAAGAGACACTCCTCCCGAAAAGCAGACATTGTTGGGTTTGTACTTGTTCATCCAAAACTCTATTGCATCTCTAAATGTAGTCTCTGTATAGACTTGCAAAGTTGCTGCGACATCAAAAGAGTCTTGTTCTGACCTTGAAGCAATTTCTTTTAATTTTATAAAATTAGGCATATTTGTATCGTACGCCATGTTTAGGTGCATCAAGTCTAGGTACTTTGCCTCACCCATGGTTGCCATTGCCATGACCGAACCTGCCTGATTTCCTATTGGATAACCAGTGGAAAGACCAAAGATCTCTCCTGTAAATTTGAACCATAAACTCCCTAAATTTACCTGATGTTCTGGATATATGTGTAGTCTATTTATCTTGTTTTGTATGCCATAATTTATAGTCAGTGCGGTTGTTTGTCCAGGAGACTCTGAACCGCCTCCATCGACTGTTATTATCATTGCCTCATCAAATGGACTTGTATAGTATGCGTTTGCTGCATGACTCAAATGGTGACCCAGTTCATAATACCTCCCTCCAGACGACCTCAAAACGTCCTTCATTTTTTTATCAAACTCTTTTTTAAATGGATCAAATCGCGCTCGCTTAGACCAATACTCGCTCCTCGAACCAAAACAACCAAAGGCGAAATGCTTGATATCCTGCAAATCTTTGTTTCTTTCAAAAAAGAATTCTAAACCATCACCACCTGGTTCTTTCTTTCTTATGACCCTCTCCAACTCTTCGTGCACTATGGGCACTCCATTTTCTAAAATACAGTACGAAACATCATGTCCAGACTGAAAACCTACTATCTTCACTTACTCACTCCATTTTTTATAATTTTCATACACATACTCTGAACTAGGATGCCACGAATGATCACCCATGAACAACACTTTTGTACTTAGTGGATTCCATGTAATTTCGTACCTATTTTTGTTCTCGGGTCGAGACCAGACAACATGTGGAGTACCACACAAACTTGCAAGATGCATAGGTCCAGAAGAAGGACCAAATGCACAACTGGAATTGTACAGAACATCACAAACCTCCTTCAGAGGTTGATCTCTGAGGTCGTCAACATCCCCAATGATACCTGAAGACCTTTTCGTCCCAATGCACGCAATTCTTTTGTCGTCTCCCAAAAGTTTTCTTAAGTTTTGCCAATTTTCAATACTCCAATTATCCTGCTTTCTAAGTTCTCTGCTCCTGATGTGGAAAACATAGTCGTATTGCCTCTTGTTCTTACGTCCGTACTTTATATATTCCGGTTTTACAGAATGCTGTCCAAAAGAAATTGCCTCCAAATAAGAGGTTTGTGGCGGAAAACCCACTCGCCTGGGTGGCACAAACACTGTTTTTGGACCTAGAAGTTGACGATTCTCCCTAAGCACTTTATTGCAAAGTAAATTCAAGTCTACCCCATTCATAAAAAAAGAATCTGCTTGTCCGTCAGTGGGACTGCAGTCAATAAAGTCATTTGAAAAATCTTCATACAAGTGCACAGAACTGCTTCTACAAATTATTGTTGTTTTTTCATAAAGTCTTGACATTGCCCTGATGTATGCCTGCCAAGCAAATAATTCCCAACCAAACTCACCAATCCAAGGACCAGCGACCAAATGCTTATCTAATTTGCTCATATATGTCGATTATTCTTTTTGCCCAGTTTGCTCTATTGAATTTTTTAACTTTCTTCAAAGCACTGTTTGCTATGTCTTTTCTTTGTTGTGGATTTTTTAGATAATAATCTATCTTTTCGTTGAGATCTTCCACAGATTTAAATATAACAATTTCTTGACCATCTTTAAAGTGTTTTTCGCGACCTTTCCAATCATCAGACAACAAAAACCCACCGGATGCCATGATCTTGTAAACCCTGTCAGAAGCGCCGTCTGAGGTGCAAAAGTTTAAATTTATCCTTGTACTGCAAACCGCTTCAGCGTGTTTCTTACCATAAACACCATTGATAACCTGAACTGGGGTGTTTATGTTGCGGATCTTTGATAGTCGATCACCATATGTATCGCCTATAAAACTGACATCGTACTTGACATCTACATGCACTGGTTTGTCTACTTCTTCATCGTACCCTTCGCACACATGAAAACTTTTTTCATTATATTTTTTTGCCTCTTCCAGCACATTCTCCTTATCACAACAAAAATAGTCTACTAGTCGAGTTTTTTGGCGCATCTCGTCGCTGTATGAAATAAGCGGGTCCATAAACCACATACATGTTTTAGTTGTTTTTGCATTTTCAACAAAGACTTCACTTGAAACCTCACTACACTTACTGTAAACAACAAGGTCAAACGACCTCTTCCTCACAAGGTCTACAATCTCAACGTCTCTATTGGAATTGCCAATTTCTAGTGCGCGCCTTCTATAGTCATATCCAACAACCTCGCAACCTATGTTCTTAAATGACAATATTTGAGATGTATTTGTTGAGGTTCGGGTTTTATCAAAAACTCCCACGAATAGGACACTAACCATGTGTCTGCCTTTTGTCTATGATGATTAGGTAATCCTTTTGCTTCATAGAAACATCTCTTGGTTTTGTTAAGATTTTTGATATGGAAACAGAATAGGGTTCTGCAAAATCCAAAAACTCATCAATCGACTTAAAACTACCAGTTTCTTGATCTGACCAAAAATTACAATGACCTATGGGTGGATCACCTGGCATGTCGTAGGATCTTTCCCAAGGTACAGTGATGATCAGTCTGTGCTTTGCGAGACTGATTAGTTTGTTAAAAAATTCTTTGTAATTTGTCAAATGCTCCAACACCTCACAACACATAACAACGTCATACTCATTTTTAATCTTATTAGAAACCATAAAATCATCCTGAATAAAATTTACGCCTGTGGGTTCACTCCAACTGCTTTTCTCCTCGATGTCTATGGCATCGACAGTGAATCCCATGGCACTCAACTCCCTAGGGACGGCGGCGTGACCACACCCAACATCTAAGACTGTTCTTACAGGGTCATAGACAGGAAAACTGTCTATAACACTCCTATGTCGGATGTCAAATTGTATATTTTTTTTATTTGTTTTTATTATCTTTATGTAATCAGACATTCTAACCCCCCTACAATTTGTACACTATCCTCTCTTGCACTTCATGAAGTGGGCGCACCCTCTCGTAGACACCAGGACCTCTTCCAAAATAAGCAAAATCAACCTTCTTGTCCATGGCGTGACATGCGTGATAAAATACCGAATCTGGTATACACACTGCTGCTGCAGTGCGGAGAATCTCAAACTGAACGTTTATGTTTTCGTCCAGAAAATTTATCTCTTTTCCTATCTCGATAACACTTTCAATACCCATGTCATTAAGGTACTTCCTGCCGTACCCTTGAGGCAGATCCTTGCTTGGGACGCCCGTTGTAGTCTGAACAAACCCATAATTTGAGTCACTCACCAAACTACTCACCAACTCTTTTGCCCTTTCCGCATCCTGCTTGCTCGTATAAACTTCAGTCTTGTAACTTGATGCCTTTGTGATTCCCAGATGTTGACAGTTTAGCACTATCTTATTTATTGGTTCTGAGTGCATTGGCATCACGAACCCGGAAAATCCATTATCTTTTGCGAACTGCTTCCATTCTTCCTTGAGAGAGAAAAACCCTACTTGAGAGTTGGGATAATCGTGCCAAGCGTCCTTTGTGTAAAAAATTTTATCAACATAGGGATTGTTCTCAAAAAACTTTGCTGTTCTAAATCTCTCTAGAGTTGCAATGTGTACCTTATTACCTGTTTTGTAGTAAAACTCTCTTATCGCCGGGGTCAACAAAATACAGTCACCCAATCCATGGGGATAAAGAATCAGAAGGTCTTTCACAACTTTATACCAAAAATTTCTTTTGCATAATACTCAACCTCATCATCTACCAAATGCTTAAACGCAGAATGATCTTTCCATGATTCGTACCTGGATAGGACGCTCATCTTTTGGGCAGATCCATCAAACTTTTGCCTATCAAAAGAACTACCACTGCCAAAATTCATAACATCGTTGATTCCAAAATCTGTAAAAGTCAAATCCAAATTGTCACAAATGGACTCTCTGTAATCTTTGCTGGCGAACCACTCATTGAAACTAATAAACTCTGTTTCTTGGGTGGTCTCGGTGCCGTCTAAGACCTGCTTTGCGTGCTCCTTCCAATCCTCCATTCTTCTTGGTAATTCTAACCCAACGTCCGTTGCGCCAGGATCAGGGGGGTTCACAAGTCGCTGAAGGCACGAGGCAATAAAGTTATACGGATCTCGCAAAATAATTATCGACTTACTATTTGCCCCCATGTCCTCATAATCCCACATTTGCCTTTGATTGAATTCTCTGATCGTCAGATCTTCTATGTTATAAATCTTATCTACAACATCTGAAAAATCTGCTTTATAAAATTGCTCCCTCAACTCTTTGCTGTTCTTGGGATCAAATTTGTGATCGACAAAATAGTTTTTAATATCGTGGTTTTGTCCTGCATATCTATAGTGGACAACCATGTGCTCTTTCATAGGGAGAAGTCTATTTTGCTCCCAACCCTTGATACAATTATTTAAGTGAAGGGTACTGTGCCTGTTCTGTTGAGCAAACCAATTGACAACACCGTGCTGCCCGCCTCGCTTCATGCATATAAAAAGATAATTCAATTTAGTCCCCCTTTTGAATCCTATAACTATCCGAATCGAAATGTTGTGTCGAGAACTCAAACAATTCTGTGTCCTCTAGTGCGATCATTTGATGCCTCAATCCCCTGTATACATGGAAGTTATCACCCCTTGCCAGGACCCTCTCTTGTGCAGATCCTATGTCATCTGACTCTGAGTATTTCACTAATATCTTTCCAGACTGTATGTAGAACACCTCGTCTTTTAATTCGTGATAGTGCCATGAGCACCTTTTACCCTTTACAAAATACAATAACTTACCACAATACTCATCACAGTTTACAATCCACTTCTCAAACCCCCAACCCTTTGGGACAAAATGCATATCCAAATGTGTTTTGTCGGTCATTGTTCAAATCTCCTGGTACTAAAGAAATCAACGTCACTGCACCCTTTGTCATCGACATATATATCTCCCGCGGGTTTGCCCAAAAACAGGGAAGTATACTTGACACCCCACTGCTCTAGTTGATCTTTTGTAAGTTTGTAAAACATCCTATTCGCCAAATATTCATCATTGTTAAAGCGACCCATTCCCCTAGCGGTTAAATATATTATCTGATGACCTCGATCATGCAATTCGTTTAGCACCGCAATCCTGTCTTCAAAAGGGCGGGCATCTCGATAATCTCCATCAGTTTTGGTACATATTGTACCGTCTATATCAATTACATATGTCTTGTACATCTTGCCAACTCAGCGCATACGTTCCACTTTTCTGAACAACAAACCCGGAACACCTGTTTGCTAACCTTATTGCTTCGTCCATACTTCCAAACGCGTAGTGTCCATAGACCAATGCGGCAAGAAAGGTATCTCCTGCACCACTCACATCTGAGACTTCTACCACGTTGGTGGGATAAGAAATCCCTTTCCATTTCGCGCCGCCCTTTCCATAAGTAACAACCAAGTTTTCCTTATTGACAGTTGTCTTATCTAGGACATCGAATTCTTTTTCATTTATTTTTATAATTGCACCGTCAAAACAAGACAGGTCTCGCTTTTTAGAGTCAACAAAAACAGGAACACCATTTTTAACACATGAAGTGACTATTTTCTCAGCGGTCTCATAGGTAATAAACCCTTTTTCATAGTCCGAAATAACCACATAGTCATAACCTGCTATATCCTTCTCTACATTTGAGGTAACCATAAAGGGTTTTAATTTCTCCCTTTCACCGAAATCAGTTCTCAATAAATGCTGTCCAGAATTGGCATCTATAAACCTTTCCTTGGAAATACTCTCTGCATTGGTAATAACAGAAATTTCTGCAAAACCGAATGCCAATAGATTCATCTTGACATTCAGGCACATGCCGTCTCTTTCTTCAGTCTTAATATGCTTAAATACAGATACTGGTGCCTCTGGACTTATCCTATCACAAGTGCCATAGTGGAACTTGTCCACACACGAATCACCTATTAGAAGTATGCTGCAATATTTTTGTTGTTGAATGGTCATCTATTCTCTCAAAAAACTTTAGTTCCTTAGCATATTGGGAACCAATCACCGTTTTATTGCGATAATCAGACCCAACGATCATCACATCTGGATTGTTCAACCTAACTAGTTGCTCAAGTTCTGAATCCGATGCAAAAACCTCTACACGATCTACAAACCTCAAGGACTGTAAAAAGTATTTTCTTACCTCTTGCTTGTTGAAGGGTCTTGAGTCACCCTTTGACTCTTTTACACGAGAATCGCTGTCGATTGCCACAATTAAAAAATCCGCATCATTGCGGGCAAACTCTAACAACTTCAAATGACCAAAGTGTAAAACATCAAAACACCCGTTAACAAACGCTACTCTTTTTCCCAATATTTGACGTACTCCTCAATTCCCTGCTCAAGGGAAAGGAACCCCTCCTTGTATTCCCCAAAACCTCTCAGATTTGCTGTGTCAGATTCTGTAAACTCTTGATATTTACCAATCAAAGTTTGCGGCATTGGTATCTCAATTATATCAAACTCATAATATTTTTTTAAGACTCTTGGTATTTCAGTAAATCTTTCTGCCTGTCCGGTGCCACAATTGAATATACCCGAATGTCCGCTTTCATAAAAATGCTTGTTTATTTTTACAATATCATTCACAAATATAAAATCTCTTTTATATGCCTGACTGTTTTCAAATATTTTTATAGTTCCCGTTGTATCGATCTGCTTTTTAAACTGATTCAATACAGAAGACATTTTACCCTTGCTCTCTTCAAAGGGACCATACACGTTAAAATACCTCAGTCCGGTAATTTGCGATTTAGTGGTCTGACTTATAACGGACACATAATCGTCGATCATACTTTTTGATTTTGCATAAATGTTTTTAGGATTCATTTGAGACGTTTCGCTAAAAGGTCCGTCACCATAAACCGAGGCAGAACTTGCATACACTAAAGGTGTTGAGGATGACACGCATAAGTTTATTAGTTTGTACGTGTAGTCGTAGTTTCTTTCAAGCATGTACGCTGTGTCGTGGCAGGTAGTATCTGTGCAAGCACCTTGGTGAAACACAAAACTTATCGAACAAGGTCCTGATCTAAACATGTCCAAAAAGTCCTTTGGACTTAACAAATATAAATGCTTTTTTCGTTGCTTTATTTCCTGCTTTAGATTATTGTGTGAGTAATCAACAGCAATAATGTCTTGATTTTTAGGAAAACTTTTCAACAAGTTCTTGCCTATAAACCCATTTGCTCCAGTTATAACAATCATTGTTCTATAATTTCTCCAAAAAGATTCAATGCACGGGCGACGTTCTCCTCTATGACGTCTATAAGGGGTTCACCAGAGAGAGAAAACCAATCTTCGTAAGAAGCACCCAGCATCTTTGGAGTTGTAATTATTTTACAATTCATCATTTTTGCCTCGGTAACCAATCGAGACAACGACTCCAGAACGCCAGGGATAAATACCAAACCCTCATACCTAGATAGAATTCTTATAAACTGCTCTTGGTCTTTACTGCTTATAAGTTCGTAAGGAATGCTTTTTTGTTCACACATCTTTTGAGCGAGCACAGTATTTTTTATAGGATTGGCAGAATCCATTATTGCAAAAATTTGATTTTTTTCAACCTTACTAAGTTCTCTTAGAAGGTTTAGTCTCTTTTGACTCCACAAACTACAAGATATATTTTCCAAATTCTTTAAACCTAAATTTGATTCAATTATAGAAGTCTGACTACTGCTCAGACAAACTACTTTTCTTGCCGAAGCGTACAACTCCCTATTTACAATAAATTCGTTTGGGATATTAAAATTTTTGAATTTAGATGGATCCCTATTTGTAACATATTTGTGATCATGCTCGTACACCAAATAAGGTTTAGAAAATATGATGTAGTCTAGCAACTGAGGGTTCGCACTTGCGAAATTGGAGACTATTACAAAATCAACAGAATCAATGTCAGATTTGGTTGTAGCAGAACTAATCAAGCGGATAACTTGATGACTTTTCTGTAAGTGATCTATCAAAACACCATCATTCAGTTCAGCGCCGCCAAGCAAGTGTTGCTCAAAAAAATCTGACAAAAATCCTATTTTCACAATATCTCTATTGACGATAAAGCGTCTGCCCAAGCAGGGTCTGGAAGCATCTCGGCGGGAATAAGTGCGGTCTTCATTTGCTCCAACACCTTTGAATACTCATACTCTTCCACTACGGACTCTTTTAAGGTCTTAGCAAACGACTTATAAACACCATATTGCTTATAGCACTTTCTAATCTGATCTTTAAAAGACTTTTCTTTCGGAAACGCCCACTTGGAATCTTGATATATGATGTTTTCCCAAACTACGTCTTGTGGCACGTTATCTAGATTATAATCTACTTTGGCAAAAAGTTTTTTTAATTTTAACTTTTTTGATTTCTTGTCCTTGACTTCTGCGGTTAAAAAGTCCAAGTGACCGCTCCAATCCGTCGCAACAATCGGCAGTCCTGAATATGCCGCCTCAAAAAGAGGAAGACCAAAACCCTCCCCATGCGTTGCTGTGACATATGCTTTGACCTTGGGGTGTTCATATAAGGAATGTAGTTGCTCCTCAGAGAGTTCTCCATGCAATAGGTACACCTTGCACTTTCTTTCTCCCATATTCGACAAGATGCTTGATATAGATGCCTTAGACAACTCTCTATCTGGTGTCGAGTTTCTAGATAGGTTGGTTTTCAGGATCAGTCCAACCTCTTCCTCCCTAAACTCCTCAACAAACCATTTTATTGTGTTTTCTAAGTTCTTTCTCTTGCCCCACATAGCAACCGTCAAGAAATTAAAATCATGCTCAAACTGAACGTCTATTGGGTCTGATTTCAAATCCTTAACGGGATAAGGAACAACCTCGACAGGTGCTCGGCAACCTAAAGTGATCGCCTGACCATCCTGCTGCTGAAACTGATATTCAGTGCTCACAAACCCAGACTTTGCATGTTCAGATGGCACAATTATTTTGTCTATGCCAGACGCAATGTTTGCAATCCACTTGGGGTGAACCTTGTCCGTTTCAATTCCAGCAGTAACACAAACTGAATATTTTGCCTTTTTTTGAAATTCATTTGGAATGCCAACATGAATCTGCACATCATATTGAGGTTCTACAGACGCATTTTTACAATTTTGAACATACAAAACATTCTTTCTTATGTTTTCATCGATTGCCCCTCTCTCAGAGTTAGCGTCGGAAACCCAACTAGTTGTTCCCCACGACAGAGGATTAATGTATACGTCTATACCTGGAATTTGCTCAAGTGCGCGAAAAACAAACCTTGCGTGCTCTCCATACCCAGATTGAGTTAAGATTGGTGCCTCTAATAGTATTTTCATAATTCTGTCAACTCCCAAGTTTGATAATTCTTTCTAGTTTCCCAAGATCCATGTCTTTGATGTAAGTCCTCAAGAAGGTCAACCCACTTAGACTCATACTGAGGGAAGGAATAATTCTTTTCTACGTGCTCTCTGCCCTTCCTTCCCATCGTCGCACGATCTTCGTCTGACATGTTGTACATCCTTTCTAACGCTGCTAGGAAGTCCTCTTTGCAAATCCTATCTTCATATATCCATGGCACCTGCTGAGAACCGATGATCGCCTTTGCTGTTGGATTTATTCCGACACCAAACCACTCTTCTCCATCGGTTACCTGTTCTTGTAATCCACCTGTCATCGTAACTATAATTGGCGTTTCACAAGACAAAGACTCTAGTGTTGCCAATCCGAACCCTTCAGCATCAGAAATGTTTATAGTGCAGTCTGCCATGTTGTAAAGACCTGCCAACTGCTCTAATGGCATTTTTTGAGTCGATAACAAGACCTGACCGTCTGTTAAATCCAGTTCTTCCAATATTGCAATTAAATCCTGCCCATGCTGATCATTTGGTTCCGTGTGCATGATCAGTGATGCCTTGTCATGCCCAACCTTATCAAGGAACTCCTTAAACCAGAAAATCAAAGTACCCGACTGTTTACGCCTAGCATTCCTATTATTCCAAAAGAAGACAAACTTATCTTTCAACCCCTCTCTTTTTGGCACATCTTTTTTTGAAAAAACCTCAGACTCAACTGCATGAGGCACATAAAGAGATTCCACCTCTGGTGCAACGGTCTTTACAATATCATCTGTGACTTTGCTGATTGTTGCAACAAAGTCATTAGAAAGATACCACTTCCTATTAAAAGTTGGATATGGATAGTTGTCCCAAACATGATAATAAACCATAGGAACGTTTTTTCTAATTTCTGAGTCCATATTCCACAACCATTCATAGAATCTTGGATCAGTCATAAACCATAGGATATCTGGTTTCTTATTCATCACCATAGACCTTATGACTTCAGGGTTTCCATACCCATCAATGGGTTGAGTTATCCAATCCTCACCATACTCATCTGTTTTTATCAGTCTATAATCTGCGTGCTGAATTGCTCCTGCGATTGAAAAAACAGAAAACTTACCTGTCTTTAAAAGTGCTTCGATCATGTATCTTGTTTGAGTTCCGACTCCGGAGGGGGCAAAAGGCGAGTCAGATATAGTCATAATTTTTATTTTTTCTGTCATTTAAATTCCTATGTACAATGTTCAGTTTTATAGAAGTTGCAATACTTGCAAGACATCCTATTCTTGAAAGAAACTCCGTTATTAATACTTTTAACAGTTTTCTGCAAAAGTTTTAAGGAATTATTTATTTTTCTTTCTCCACTCGTGACACGAAAAATCTCAACTCTATCTTTTTTTGCAGTTCGCTTCAATAACGCAAAATGTGTTTCAATGGCGGAAAGTGGTATGCTATGCTTTTGTGAAAAGAACACCTTATAATAAGTTAACTGATAGTTGACCAAGGGGTCAGATCTCTTTTTCATATTCCAACCCCACGAGCACGTCTTCCAGTCAATTATATGATATTTGCCATCAGTTGTTTTTATTACAAGATCTATAAATCCTTTAAAGTTAGTCTTAACCATATCTATCAAAGACATATTCTCATACATCTCCTCTTCGACAGATACAACTTCAAATTCGCCAAAGTACTCCTGAAGGGATGGTAAAATGTCCGTCAACATGCTTACACCCTGATCTTTCATCTCTAGCAAGGTTTTTTTGTTGAATTCTATAGACTTTTCTTTTAAAAGAGTCACCTCTTCCACTAATTTTTGCATAAAAATTTCATGAAGTTGGTCTTTTGTGAGGTTGTTGTTTTCTACAACATTCTCACAAACATGGTGCATAGCAGTGCCGAAAGCAGTGTATTCATTGCCCTCAAACTTTGCAACCTGCTCAATGTATTGAAGTTTGTGTTTAAAGGCACAATCTTGGAATGTTTTAAACTCAGAATAACTAATCTTTGGTCTTGGTAGTTTTTCTTGATCTTCTTGGTTTTGGTTTTGTTGGTTCACTTTGCTCCTTCTTTTTAGAAAAAACCCACTTACCATGTGTTAGTGACCCTTTGTTTTTGTTGCACAAACTCACAGCAGGACACGATAATATTGTATCATATTTTAAGTTTTTGTCAAGCAAAATTTTCAAAACACTTTCCGTGCTAACAGTTGTTACATCCTCTTTCGCCACAAATCGGGGTGCAATCTCAACTAGCAATTCAATTTTTGAATCACATTCATTTATTTTATAAGTAACTCTATCAGTCATTGTTGTTCTCCAGTTCAATTATTTTATAATACACTTCAGGACATACCTTTTTAACAAACCCTACATCCCTCTTGTTATAAAACACCTCAAACGTATTTGCGAAATATTCATTAATCGAAGTGATCGCGTAAGGAGAGTAGAAAATATTTGTTGTCAACATTGCCAACATTGGATACCCAATGTCATTATAAAGAACATCATCAAGTTGAGGATTATACTCCACATCGTAAAAGGACGATAATGAAATACCAAAACCCTCTGAAGAGAGCAAAGAATGGACCCGCTCTCTTTTCGAAATAAATTCTCTTTCTATAGCACCATCCGTGTAGACAAGGGAAGCGTTATTTTGCTCAACAGCATGAGCGAACTCATGAACCATGTGAGACACGGTGTCAACCTCAGAAACTTGTTTATTGCTAAGAAATATTGCCCCCTGGTCGTAAACAGCGCTGAAATCATTCTTTCTTAGCATCTCAAATTGACCAATGTAGATGGCATCTATGTACCTAAAATATTTATTTGGTACTACACTTTTGACGGCGGTGAGTACCTTTCTTAAATTGACTTCTTTTGGGAGGGCATCCTTGATGCTAATTTGTATTCCATCGAACATAAAATTCGATCTATTCCTTTCCCTACTCTTTATCACCTTTCTCATCATTTACCTTGCTTGCGTTATAAACGCTTTTCTTGTCCTGTAGTGCCTGGGTGTATCCTCTAATCCAATTCTCTTCTGCCACAACCATCAGGAATTCTGGAAACTCGTCCGCCACTACCTCCACTATGTCTTCGACTGTGACCGTGTCTCCATTGGTACAAACCTTGTTGCCAACATACTGTACCAAAATATCCTTTAGTTCTGTAGAGACTCTAGTGCTCTCCTCTTTGATCAATCCTTCCCCCTCTTTAAAGTAAACTTTCATAATCTAATCTACAAAATCTTAGCAGCAATAGTTGCCACATCAGACCTCTCTCCCTTTTTCAAAGTTATGTGACCACTTATGGACTGGTCTTTAAACCTCTCTACCACATAGGTAAGTCCATTATTGGTTGCATCAATGTACACGTTATCTATTTGATCTATGTCGCCAGTTAAAATCACTTTGGTACCCTCGCCAACGCGGGTGAGGATTGTCTTTATCTCGTGTTGAGTCATGTTCTGAACTTCGTCTACTATAATGTACGCATTTGCTATTGATCGCCCTCGAATAAATGTCATCGCTTCGACTTCAATCTTACCCTCATCAACATACATGTCAAGAGTCATCTTGTCGTTTCCAAACAAGTATTGCAAGTTATCTTGTATGGGTGCCAACCAAGGCAACATTTTTTCTTCCATGGTTCCAGGTAAAAATCCTATTTCCTTTCCAACGGGTTGTATTGGTTTAGTTACAACTATCTTTTTATACTTGGGATCTGCACCAAACGTTTGTTCTAATCCTGCACAAAGAGCAAGAAGAGTTTTCCCAGACCCTGCTTGCCCAACTAGCGTTACAACTGGGATGGTATCATCCATCAGAAGATCCAGTGCGTACACTTGTTCTCTGTTTCTACCTCGGACGCCCCAAACCGTTGACTTAATAGTGGCAACCTTTTCCAAAGGAGTGTCATAGTCCCTAAACTTTGAAAGTGCTGTCTTCTTTTCGCTCTCATCCGATGTTAACATTATAAACTGATTTGGGTAAAATTTTCCGTCTTTTTTACTAATACTTGTAGAACTAGAATAAAATTCGTCCACCCTACTATCTGAAACCTGCAAGGAAGAACTACCTGCAAACAAGACGTCTGGATCTTCTACCACCTGTTCCAGATCATAATCCATGGACTCAATACCCAGAGCATCACACTTGACTCTCATATTTATATCCCTAGATATCATTATGACTTTTCTTTTTTTATTCTCGTCTTGACTAGTGAGCGCAGTTGCAATAATTTGGTTATCTGGGTCGTCCAAATCTAGATCATCGGGGAGTACAAACGGGTTGTACTTTTTTACAATCAACATTCCTTTGCCCTTCTCTATTCGAACCCCTCGAAATAGATTGCCCCTATCCCTTAGTTGGTCCAATATGCGTATAATGTTTCTTGCCTGGACGCCGACGGAATCTTGTCTTTTTTTGTGGTTATCTATTTCGTCCAAAACCTTTAAAGGTATGACGATGTCATTGTTTTTAAAATTATAAATTGATTGTGAATCTGTCAAACACACGCTGGTGTCTAGAACGTAATTTTTCTTTGCCAAAACTTCTCCTAGTGTTCTTCTTTAATTAGAAGTAACGCGTTGTTTTTTCCAATTGGTTGGCAAAGCGGTGTACTCAATGTTGACAAAATTGTTCCTTTTTTGCTCATCTGTAAGAATCTTATAATTGTTTCTTTTGTAAAACAAGTCGTCAACCTCGTTCTGCCTCTGGTGAGGATTGGGGGATTGCACTAACGCCTGATGTGGTAGTGTGCCAAACACACATAGGGATAAAAACATTACTGGATTTATCATTGTCTAATTCTCCTAAATAAAATTTAATTTTTATAATATACTTAGTATATGGGTAAAGTTATGATCATTAAATTAATAGGTATTTGTTGCCTATTTGGATTAACCTCTTGTATCACCACATCCGTAAGAAATAAGGCAAAACCACCAATGACATCTTTTGTAAAGATCATCAAACAAGTGGAGGTTGTGAAATGCAGAAAAAACTCAAACTGTACACCAGGCAAGTATTTTTCAACTGGGTCTGGGATCATCGTTGGTCACACCAAGAAAAACACTCTAATTCTTACGGCGGCGCATGTCTGTCAGGTCCTAATTGACGACGACGTCAAAAGAAATGTAGAAATATTAAAATCTTCAGTTTTTGTCATAGACCATGAAAAAAGGTTTATAGAGTCAGTGATAATAATTTCTACAAATCCGCTTTTAGAAAAAAAAGATATATGCCTAATGGCAACAAAAATAAAAATTGATGCGGACGCCGTTAAGGTTGGCAAAAAACCCACCGTGGGAGATCAAAGTTACAATATTGCAGCGCCGGGAGGAGTTACACACCTTCCTGCAGTGCCCATATTACATGGCATATACTCTGGACATGCGGAGGACGTGAACTCAGACCTGTACAGTATTCCTGCTATTGGAGGTTCCTCTGGAAGTGGGATCTTTAATGAAGATTATGAACTGATAGGCATAGTTTTTGCTTCTGTTCGCAACTTTCATCATGTGACTCTTTCGGTTAGGCACGAAGATCTAGTAGAATTCCTAGAAGAAGGAAGACGAGTGATCAATCAATTAAACTCAAAATAAACCCTGTACCTAAGTGCAATACCATCAACGCCTGAACCTGGCGGGGCAACGGAAGGGTGGAAGTACACATTTTTTACATCTGGATGCTCCAATAAGGTGATTAACGCGTCCAGTGACATCTTTTCCATAGTAGTCTGATATAGGTCGTCAATCTTTCTAAAGTTGTTCCAATTTATTCCAAGAAACTCTTCTCTGCTTTTTAACACAGTGGTTACGATCTCTTTTGCTGTGTCAAAATCTATTTCTTTATTTTTTGTTTTACGACTTTTTGTGGTCGCCCTTTTTCTTGTTGCGGGTTTTTTTGTTGTCATATTATCTCATCCACCAATCCATACTCTAGGCACTTATCTGCTTCCCACCAAATGTCATGTTGCAGAATCTTCTCCAACTCATTTTTTGGTATCTTTGTGTGCTCCTTGTATATTTTTCGAATCTTATCCATCAACATGCTTGAGTTCTCCATGTCATCCTTCATGTCTTTGAATTTACCCCACATCAATCCTGACAATTCGTGGACCAACATGCAGGCATTTTTGTGCATATATCTCCTATCAGCAACAACTGACATTAGAGTGGCAGCAGATGCAGCGCAACCATCAATAACACTATGTATTGGTATTTTTGAATTCTTGATATAATCAACAGCAGAGAGTCCAGCGAACACAGACCCCCCATAACTATTTATATGCAACTTGATTGGGGGTGGTTGGTAATCCATCATAGTTGTTCGTGAAGTTAGATTAACATTCATATTAAAAATGCCTTTGTTTAACTTTAATATTTTTGGTCTAGTCACAGCAGAGTAAAAATATATTCTATTGTGACTAAATTCGACTTGGTCATTGTCTGTTGCTGCATGACCTGTTTTAGATTCCGAGGCATACTCGTGAGGAGTCATTTTTTTCTCCTCGGATATCTCTTCTGTTTCATTTCCCCAAAAATGATCCTTCATTGAGCAATCTCCGCTTGTTTAATCGACATTATTTCCCACTCACGGGACATTCCATTGTGACACTGCAGAAAAGCAAACCTGAATGCTTCAGCAAATGTATAATATTGCTCAAAAAAGTTTTTCTTTTCTAAAGTTGTTTTATTTTTTATTGTTATATCAAATTTTCTCATACTAGAATCTTATTACAAAATTATGGTATTTTTAAGCGATTTTTGTATGCCCTGTCTATTTTGCTTTTAACCTTAAGAACTTTTTTTGCATATCGATAACCCCTTTTTAATTTTCCCTTACCCTTGCACCTAAATCCTGATGAGTACCCACATAAACCAACTCGAACCCTGCCCTTGCCATACTCATGAACCCAATACCTGAGTGTCTTTATTCCTGCACTAATAGAATTTTTTGGATTCTTTAGTTGCTCACAAGTGTATCTTTTGGTTTTTGTCAACTTGCTCCCAGTATATTTGGGGATAACCTGTGATAAACCACAAGCACCTGCATGACTGACCGCGTCCTTATCCCAACCACTTTCAATATATATTAGTGCCACAGTTAAGGTCGGATCAATCCCATTCTCTATGGATTGATCAACAATTTGGTTTGCAAACTTACAGACCAAATCTTGTTTAGATTTATTTAAATGAAATTCTGGAGATGCCATGGTGAGACATATGATGTGTGGTAAAATAGCAAAGTCCATTACACTTTTAGGTTTATCACTAGATAAAGTACAATCTGTGATGCGCCGCCCTTTATTGCAATAGGTTTTCCGTCTGACCCCACTACAAACATGGTTGGCACCGCCTTGACACCACCTGCGGATGCCAACTTTGCAACCCAGGGTTCATCAACATTTAGGATCAAAACTTTTTCCAAGTGTCCCGACTGCTCAAGCGCTTTGTATAAAAGGGTGCAACTTTCGCACCACTTTGCACCAAATATTATGTACACCTCAGAAGAAGAATAATTTATCGCATTTGACAAGTCTTGCATACTATTGTATCTAGACCCAGATCGGTGAACCTCTCGACCTTCATATGTCACTATAAGTTCGGTGTTTCCGCTTTCCTTTGGTTGTGTTGAAGATGCACAAGCAAACATAAAAAAAAGCAAAATGTATCTTGTCCACCTCATTAACCACCACACCCCCTAGTTGCTCTTGAACTTTTCAGATGAACGAGTGGTACCACCGGAAGTGTATTCGCTATATTCGTAATGAACCTGTTCGATTTGCTCACCTACTCGTTGCCAGTTTTCCAACGCGGTCTTAACAGAATCTCGATCCATACCCTCTGGCGGATTCTGATAGAGGTCCACCATCCAATCACTGGTGGTCTTTATTGTCTTTCCAATTTCACCGTCAACCTTTTTCAAATCAGCAAGACTGTTTAGAGACCCCTTCATTCCTTCCAAGTGGTTTATCGCATCTGCCAATTTTGCCTTTATCTCTGGATCACTATCTTTTAACAAATCTTGAGCGCCGTACTGTCCTAGGTCAGTTATCTTATCGGTCATAATTCCCTGTAACATGTCTACATATTTGTCGAGTTCTGGGTTTCCTTCTGCACCAGATGCCATTGCAGTGTTTGCGATAGCGGAAGCACACAACATACAGACAGTTATCAGCGCAACTGTACCAACCCTTGCAAGTACAGGATGTTTTTGCCCTATGGCAGATATCCTGTTGCCCACAATATCAACCGCCTTAAAGTACACTCTTAAAAGCACCTCGTTGACTTTTCTACTTATAAACTCCATACCCTTCGCAATTGCGCCTTTAAAATCAATTTCATTTAAAATTTGCTCTTGCTCGCTAATCCACTCGGAGATCAAAGCATCAATCTGTTTTTCCTCTTTTGAATTTAATATTTCTGTAAGAAGGTGATTAAATTTATCGTCTTCCTTTACCTGTTCTTGGTACACTCTCCACTGTTCCATCAATAACTTCATCGATTAATCTCCCTATAAAAACAATAATTTTTAACTTAATTAGTTTGTTAATTTTGATTTGTAGTCTTCAATTGCAGACTTTATTGCATCCTCCGCTAAAACAGAGCAATGAATCTTGACTGGGGGGAGGGAAAGATGATTTGCTATTTCCACATTTTTAATCATAAGGGCATCATCCAGAGAGCGACCCTTTATCCACTCTGTGACAAGAGAAGATGAAGCAATGGCAGAACCACAACCATATGTTTTGAACTTTGCGTCCTGAATTATGCCATTCTCGTCCACCTTTATTTGCAACTTCATTACGTCTCCACAAGCAGGTGCACCTACGATACCCGTACCAACAGATGTGTCGTCCTTATCAAAAGAACCTACATTTCTTGGATTTTCAAAATGATCAATCACTTGTTTTGAATACGCCATACAAATCACTTGCCAAACTTATTCTTGTCTTGCCACTTATGAGACTCATCGTCTATCTTGATTGGTCCACCCTTCGCCCAAGTGTGGCAAGACCTAGCGGAATGGCATTTAAAGTGGTGCATCCAGCAATATCCGAGTTGACCATCCTTATCAAATGTATCACCCGGCATACAATCTTTCATCCTTGGGGATATGTCGAAGGCGACGCAATTACCACAGTTCGATTTCTTTGCTGCCTTCTCTGAAGTTTTCCAATATTTTGCAATATCTTTCCAATAATCATCAGGTTCATCAACATTTAGTGGACCATAGTTGTATTGTTTGATTGTAGCATCACGATTTTTAGTGTTTAGTTTCAAATCTTGAGTTGCAGGAGGGCAAATATAGTCTTTTACTTTTTTCATAATCTTTATTATAATCTTTTTCATTTTCTATTCATCCTCTTTGTCTTCTCTTTTGAAGACTCTTTCTTTTTCTTAGCATAATCAAGTGCTTTCTTGAGTCTTGCTTTGGTTTCTGGGTCTTTCGCATTATTATATGCTGCCCTAACTCGCTGATGGACTAGGTTTATAATCTGAGATTGTCTTTTATGTGACTTGCTTTTAAAACTTGACTTTGAAAAGGTGTCTTTTATGTCAGAAACAGTTCGAAACTTAACACTCACAGTGTCACTTGGGTCTTCATCAGTGTAAAGTCTTCTACCAGATCCCTTTGGTTTTTTACCAGTTCCCTTTTTTGGATCAGAACTTTCATCTGCTTTGACACAATTTCTGTAAGTCCTACCAAACATTTTCTTAGTTTTTCTTGTAGGGTGAGTTTTGTAACCTTTTTGACACCTTTCATCTAGAAAATTTTGTATTTCTTCATCAATAATTTGAATTATTTGATTTAAGGTAAGATTTTCTCTCTTTTTTCTGCTTTGACAGTGTGCTTTTTGAGAAAAACCTTTTGGATTGTTACAATCAATTGATCTCTTATATTTCTTGGACCACTTTTCGATTAAGATCTGCATGGTTTAAATAGTTGCCAAGTTCATAAAAGACGTTGCCTAGGTGCTGCCTGATTCTAAATCAAAAAGTGATACAAACTTACAAATTTTTTAATCGTGATGATAATTTACCAACTTCTCTGGAAAAGGTGTCTTCATGCCAAAATGGGAAAACAGCATGGATAAGACATACACCTAACATTTTCAAGGACCAAAAAACAAAACCAACCCCTCTGAAAAAATGCTTAATATAAGATATATTATTTTGTTTTAAATGCTTCATCAAATAGTCTCCAATGTTAAAAAAATGGTGGAGGTGGCGGGAGTCGAACCCGCGTCCAGAACATCTCAAACAATACGTCGTTCACAAGATTAGTCTAGATCTGGTCCTAGACAACCATTAAGTAATAAATATATAGTTATAAAAATTAACAAATCCAGGTGTTGGGTTAAGAAGGTACCTGGAAACCCTCTTCAAGTATTATGCGGCAAGCGCATAATCCTCAAAAATTTCAACGTCATCGTTTGCGTTTATAATTTTGAGTAGTTTTACTGTGCCTACTCACACAGTCTTGCACGTACTATCGTCCTTACCCTGTCGAAACCTGGTCACCCCCAAATCTTTATTCGCAGCACTTTTCACAAGTACATGTGCAACACTCGCAACAACTGCATTTCTTTGAATCACTCATATCTAATACCTCCCGGTTTAATTATTATGCTCAATTCCTATGTGACACACTAAAATCTTTTAAATGCAGAATTATTTAAAATCAAATCAATAGTTCCCTTGGGACTTTCTACATTAAACCACTCATACACTAAACTACTAACCTCTAACTCTCTTACAATACCAAAGTCGTTTCCTCCAGGATAGCAACGATCACCGACAAAAACAAGTCTTTCAACCTTAAGATCTTGCAGGTATTTTACCACCTGTCCTTTGTCTGCCCCTTTTTTTATGATGTCAATACTTATTGATCCTCCGACGGTTGCGTCGATTTCAGGGTATTTTGAATTTATTGCCTCCGCTATAGACATTCTTTCCTGATTTACTTTGTCCCACAAATTGTATCGCTTGCGTTGCTCAAGACTAGCATTTCTGCCGACTACAGAAAAGTTGACCATGCCGGTGCGATATTCAATGTGGCGTCCCACTTTTTCAGCGTATGAAGAATTGACCAAAAAATTTTTCAAGTCATTTTCCATCTCCTCAGACAACGTAAAGGAGTTTGTATCTATTACCGTACCATCAGAATTTCTCACTTCATTACCCATGCAGCAGAAAACCAACTGACAACGGTCAAGTATGCTGGAAGGTAATTGTTGCTTTACTTTCTGATAATCACTTCCTGTTGCAAGGACCACTTCCCTTGTCTGAGACCAATCCGAGAACAAGAAGCAAAAATCTTCGGTCATTTTTTGTCGTGGTTCGGTTAATGTGCCGTCAATATCAAAAACATATATCGTTCTGTAGGGGTCAATCGTCATATATTTAATTCCTTTTTGTAATTATTGCTTCACAAAATTCTTGTAGATGATACTTTTTTATGTAATTGTTTAGATCCTCCAAGGTACAACCAAGCAGATTACTTGCTTCACCCTTAGAAGGAGTCACAGAGAGTGCAAACTTTATTGATGCCTCTCTCACTATATTTGTAATGTTTTGTATAACAGGATATCCGTACAACTTGCCGTTAAAAGACTTTGCTGCCAATTCCAATTTAAGTGCCAGTATGTCTTCAATCGTTAGTTGTGCTAATTGAATTTCAAAAAAAGAATCAATCTTACCACTTTTTTTTAAATCTTTAGATAAAGATGTATAGTAATTTTTTCCGCGGCGGCGCTTTAAGACTTCTTGCTTTTTCATAAAAGGATTATACCATAAAAAAAAGAGCAAGTTAAGACTTGCTCTTTTTAAAGAATTTCGTACGAACTAAACTTCGTCAAACTGTTCTTCTTCTGAAGGTTCAGTGGGTGATAGTTCTGACTCCCACTGATCAAAATAATGCTGTAAATTTAACATCAAATACTTCTTGAAGGCGGCACGATCATCATCGTCTCCCATAGACACATATTGATCTATCAGGGACTTTTCTACCTTCTTGTATGTCTCAAACGCAACGTTTCTTCCTGTCTCATCTGTCCCTACAATGTCAAACTCTTCGCGCTCATCGTTTTCTTCATCTTTTTTAGTCTTTGAATTTTTCTCAACATACCCTGGAGTCTCTTCTGGTGCAATGTCTAGGTCCACCTCTTCTTTGATATCTTCTGTGTCCATGTCGTCTAGTCGAGAAAATGTCATCTCTATTCCCTTGAATATGTGAGACTCAAATGACTTTCTTTGTTCGTCTGTAGTGGTTAGGGACTTATACGCTTCTTCTAGGGAGGCAAGAAAATTTGTATTCTTGAATAGGACCTTTAAAAAATTTATACCAGTATTTGGATGAGGATCTGAACTTGGGTCTTGTTCTGCTTCTCTGAGAATCTTGTTTATGGCAGACCTTAATTTAATCTCTTCAATAAGGTCGGTCTTTTTTGCCCTCAAACTCGTCTCTATTTTGTTTTTAATTGTCTTTTTTATACTTTCTCTTAGTACAAATTCTTTATGCATCTCTTCTCTAGAAATCATGTCTAAACCCTCAATCCTTGTAATTAGGATTTTTTTTTCTTTTTTTCCTTTTCTTCTGTCCAACCGGAGCAGAATAACCAGAAACGGCACCTGCCCCCATCGCAGAGATCTCTTCTAACTCTTCCTCTTCTTTTGCCAAAAAAGCGTTAGATTTGTCTTTTGGTCGCTTTTGGTTATAGGGCGAAGAATTTGGTTGACCCCCCTGATCTAAAAGATCCACATGCGACTTAGACAACCTCTTTTTCATCTTTGACTGAAAATCTTCTGACAAATCTACTGAGAAAAGTCTTAGTACATACTGAATTACATTTTCTGGCAAAAAGTCCCCAAGCAAAAATGTTGCATTCTTATTTCCTTCTTGCGCTAGACCAATAAGATATCTCATGTCTGAAGCGTGAAACAAACTTGGATCCTTTCCTGACTGCAAGGAAGGCAGATCATTTAAAATCTTCTTATCTTGCGATAAATTTTGCATATAAGACGTCGAATGGTTTGTTGAAGGGATAGTATCAACTACCACGTCTAAGTCGCCTCTAGCATACCTTTCTACGGACCTGAAACGACTGTCGTTGTCCTTATCACTAGATGCGAGAAGAATGGTTGCGTTTTTTGGCGCTGATCCATCTTCTCCGATGTACTCAAAGGTCGAGGACACTGGACTGGGTGCTGATGAAACTACGATCTCAATGCCGCTTCGACCAGATGTCATCTTCTCCCAAATCTCTTTGGAGTCATTTGCGGTGATATCTCTAGCAGGAGATATGGACCTTTGTGATTGCCTTGAACTAGGATCTGAAATTAAGACCACCACCTTGTCCACATTTTTGTCCTCAAGGAAATGATCAACCACCTTGAGGTGACCCATGTGCGGTGGTTTAAAAGCACCTGGAAATACAGCAATCTTTTGACTGGGTACCTCTGGTTTGGGATCCTCTTCCTTCTCCTCCACCTCCCTAAGTGGTGGCACCTCACCGCGACCAAATGTAAACAATCCTAAAATCTGATTAACTGGAGCAAAGTTGCCAGTGATCTTGTACACCATGTCGCCACTATTGAAGACAAAACCCTCAGTCTCGAAAATTACGTCCTCTAATTGAGAAATCTTAGACATGTTAAGTTTTAAGATACTTCTTGCCTTATCATACTCACTTGTTTCAATCTTGGACTTGGCGGTCACAAACCTTTCATATAGTCCTTTGCCGCCTGTGTTGTTCGAGTAACCGCTAGTAAAGGTAGACAATAATGAAACTGAGAAATCGTGCAGTACGCTCTCGACGACAAACATAGCATCTCGTACAGTGGATTTGTCATTGATCAACTTAGATACTGACTTTTTCTGTTCGGCAGTGAGTCCTTTTTTAATTTCATTTAGGTTTGGGAACTTTCTCGTAACAAGTCTCTTCAAGATTGAAGAATTTTTCTCTTTAGACAAACCCAATTCCATAACTTTAGGCAAACACTTGTGCACAAGATATTCAGCGATTGTGGAAGTCTCCTTTAACCCAACCTCTTGATAGGCAGCGTCAATTCGGGAAAGATACTCCACAGTCTTCGACTCAGATAGTGGTCCAATTTTTCTGATTGGGTTTGTCACCACCTTGTGATCGAAGGAATTGACTCTATTTAAAATCTCTTCTAGTTTATTGAAATTATGCTTACCGTTAACACAAATGTGATTAGAGCGGTGGATCACCATTGCAGTCGTGTTATATTCAATGATGTTTTGAGTTCGTGGATCAATTATTTCTACATTATAGTAAATGTCAGCACTTTCTCCAAAGACAGTGCGCTTTTCATCGTCAGACATTTTTGAAACCACTTCTTCAAAGCGAGCAAAAGCATCGTTGAAAGATGACTCTAGGTCTCCACGTCCAAAAAATTTACTTGCTAGTTCAGCAGAATTTAAACCGCCGTCTTTGATGTTTGTCTTATTTCGTGCCGCCTTGGCACAACCCTCAGAAAGAGAGTACGAGATATATAAATTTTGACCGTCTAACTTTTCAGTTCCGGTCGTATTACCGTTTGATAATTCCTTTAAGATTTTTTTTAGTTGAAAAAAAGTAAGATTATAATCCTCATGAATATGAGGCATGTGACCACCGAGACCACTCATGTTTCTACTCCTTGGTTTCTTCCAGGATAGTTATCTGTTCTTCCAAGAGACCGATTCTTTCTTCCAGTCTCCGACATCTTCTTCTAATTTCTTTAACGTGACTATTCGCTATCTTTCTTCTATTTATATCACGCTGAGTGGTTAAAGTCAAGGAATTTATTATTTCCATAAGAGATTGAACATACTCTTTGATGGAAGTTTCGCCTTCATTTAGCAGAAACTTTTTTGTTATTTGGTTCATGTCATCGTAATTCATCGGTCGTGTCTCGTCCATTTTTTCAAAAGTCTTTTGTACAAAACTTCACTCTTGCTTGTAGGTTGCAAGTCGCGATTTTCTTTCATCAACTTCTTTTTTTTGTATCCTTCTTTGCGCGTGTCGGTCCAATCTCGAAAAAGCATATTCCCCTCAAGGTACGCCTCTTTCTCCATCTCTCTCATCTTTTGGTTATTTTGTGCATAACCTTCCCCCATGTCTCCCATTTCCGAAAGATCACCGCGTAGATTTTGCACATGATGTATGCACTCATGCGCGACAGTTCTCATAATGTCTTTATAGTGACGCCCTGGAACGAATGCGTAAATTTCTGAGTTTTCAGGATTGTAATACCCAGTCATTCCGAAGGGATCGTTTGCAAACTTTTCATCCATGACAAAATTTACCTGTGGCATGTCATCAAGATTGATTTGCCTCTGTTCAGCAAAGAAGCGAAGAAACTCTTCAGTTAAGTCTTGTAGTTTGTGTAAATCCATACAATAAATAGGTATATCGAATCAAAACAACAAAACTTTTAAATTCTGTGCTTGCTCTCGGAAAAGTAATACTCAATGTCTGTGGGTGATCGTACATTTTCCATAATATACCCATTCATATCACTTGCTGTTTCAAATTCGAGCACATCTGGACCGTGGTATACTGCCCAGCGACCCAACTCTTTTAAAACATCCACTTTGTTTATAACCAACTTGTTGACTCCGTTGATATTGACTGCCATCTCAATTCGATCTAAGTCAAACCAGTTTACTTGCCGAGGGCGACCAGTAGTCGCCCCATACTCTTCTCCAAGTTCTCTGATAATATCAAAGTCAGGATCATCACCCTGAAACTCTTTTGCGCCAACATAGGTCTCATAAACCTTAGCAACACCCCAAACATTTCTAATACAACTTGGTGGAATACCGTTCAAGATCGCTGAACCAACGGTGCAATGAGACGATGTCACATAGGGGTAGTCGCCCCAGTCCACGTCTAATCCAAATCCTTGTGCACCTTCAAACAAAACCCCTATTTCTTTAAAGTTTGGGTTGTTGTGGAATTCTTCATAGATGTCAACTATGTATTCGGCAAGTCTTGGGTCTTCTAAAGCACGCACACCTCGTCGGGCATACTTATCTCTATACGCAGGACCATTTCCGCGTTTGGTGGTTCCAATCTCTGTGTCCCTACTGTCTTCCGATACATGGAAGTCTGTAATTATGTGGGCATTTGATGCTATCCCAATAAGACTTCTGGTATCTATTCCGGCACTCTCAAGTTCTTCTACTTCGGACAAGAACCGCTCAGTGTTGACAACACAACCAGGTCCAATAATGGACCTAATGCCAAAAAAAACACCACATGGTATGTGGTGTGTTATAAATCTCTTACCTTCATGGTAAATTGTATGACCAGCGTTACATCCGCCATTATATCGCACTACGTGAGTGTAGTCTCCGGTCTTACAAAGATGGTGTGCCACCTTCCCCTTGCCACAATCACCAAACTGTAGATCAACTACTACATCTGCATACATGTTTTTTATCTTCCTTTGTTAATGTAGATTGATATTATCACAAAGAAGCAAGCAATGTAACTATTTTTTTTCTTTTCTTAAAAGACTTCTTCTCGCCATTACTGGGTTTCTTATTGTGAGGATTGTCCTGTCTTCTAGTTCTTCTAATTTTTTATCAATCCTTCTGTTGTTTAAAAATTGTATCGCGACTGCAACAATTAACAACACCATCTCAATACTCATACTAATCCTCCTCGAATTCTATATAACCTTGTAATATTTCCTCTATCTCTTTCTCTAACATCAACTTTTCGACCTCTTCAGCATGATCCCCTAGAAATGGTTTCATTTCACAATAATTCCTACGCGCTTCGATAACAGTAAGTCTGTTCTTCTCCAACTCAACACAAATTATACACATCTTACTTATTCCACCTTCTGCCGTACTTTCTTCTCATCTCCCTTTCTCTTTCATCTGATTTTAATTTTGATTTTTCTGATGCTGCCTTTGCTGCGGCGGTCTCTTCTGGTGTCCTTTCTCTTCTTTGCCGTTCTGCTTTCATTTTTTGCTCAAAAGAATGAAGCATAGTTTTGCGAATCCATTCTCCATTGGTCCGAACTGACGCTTTCATCCTTTTCTTGAAAAAGTCTACCTTCTCCTGACGGGCGTCATCACTCAGGTCAGAATAGTATTTCGCAACCAATTTATCAATTTCATCACCCGAATCTGCGAATTTACGAAAATTTTCAACAATCTTTTTCATTATATATATTCCTTTGCTAGACCTTCATTGATTAGTAGTTGATTTACACTTTCTTGGAAGTCTTCCACGTATATTTCGCCCAAACACCGACCATACTTGCCATCACCGTGAGTGATTACCTCAAACTCTCCACCTGAGAGGGCGAGAATGGACGCTAGACGCATCAAAGTCTTCTTTCCAGCACTAACCTCATCCTTGTCCTTTGAACGCGTCTCAGGGGCATTAATTCCCCATAAACGTATTCTTTTATTAACAAAGATATCGAAACCCAAATCAATCTGGGCGTCGATAGTGTCTCCATCGACAACCCGGATCAATTTTGCTTTATATCTTGTTTTTATTTCTTTGTCCACTTTTTAAGTAACTTCTGAAACAACTTGGTGTCTCTTGACTCATAAAGTTTTTCTTTTAGACCTTTTTGTTTTTTCATCGATTTCTCAATCGCTTTGCCTCTCTTTTTTTCGTAAGAACTTAGTTCTCCGTCCTTGTCAAGGTCTGCCTTCTCAGGGTTTTCCAACTCTTCAGCAATGCCATATGTGACGCAAGGATCTTGTCCACATCCGCAATTTTTTGCCTTGCCTTCTTCAATGTCCTCTTTTTCGTCGTCCTTGTCTAAAAGATCTGAGATTCTGTCAGATTGCCCCTTGTGCATCTTAGATGCATTGGCAAGTTCCTTAGAAATCTTTTTAAGTTCCTTTTTTTGCCCTTTATTGACTTCTTTGACAGATTTTTTCTCTCTTTCTTCCTTTTCTTTTGCCTTGATGGCGCGCATCCTATCACGCAACTCGTAATCTAAATCATCTTCATCACCATCATAGTCATAGGGTTCTCCCCCATCATAGTCGTAGGGTTCCTCTTCATCATCGTAATAAGAAAATGAATCTTCATGACCCTCCTTCACACCAGTCTTTCTAAGCATACCATGGTTATGAGACTCTTGACCCGATGGCCATCTAACACCCACAGTATCACCAGACCTAGAAACAACAGTGCCTACGCCGCGTTTCTCTTCTTTGTGCTCGACTTTGTCTCCTTCCTTGAAGCGACTGGTCTTTTTCATTGATCCTTCTCTCATGCTCTCTTCCTCCAAAACTTTTACACTGTACTTAACTTTACCGTGCTTTAGATCTTTTTTGTCTTTTATCGAACGTGCTTTATTTCTATTTTTATAAGTTGTCTTATAAACAACCTCTCCTGTGTCGTTATCTACAACACCGTATGGGGTGTCTGGGTCTATCATTTTACTTCTCCTTTTGCCACGAAGTTCCGCCAAACTTCTTGTACTTTAATCTTGACTTTTTCAGAATTTGTCACAGACATCATCCTATCATAAGAATCTGTCTTAAGAGAACTTAGTCTCTCTAAATCTAAATTAATTCTCAGCATCTTAAACGCCAAGTTTTCACTAGAATATATCCCCTCGTCTCTCAATCCCGAGGTCCTCATTTTCTTAATCTTATCTTTAAGTTTAATTGTATGATCATGTACCTTTCTATATTCACCATCATAAAACATTTTTTGCAATTCTGCAATCTCATTTGACAAGGAATTGTATTTCTTCTTTGCTGTTTCAAAATCAATCGAAACCTCTTCTCTTTTAGGTTTCTTTATCCACTCATCGTCTTGCAAAGAATATATCCCACTTGCCATGTGATCTTCGTTTGCATCTTGAATATAAATCTCAACCTCATGACCATTTACCATTATGTTGTGAACCTTATTCCAATTAATTCTTTTTGCAGTGAAATATTTCTCTAAGAGTTCAGGATTTTTCTTGAACTTTGAAAAGTCCAAAATTAGATGCAAATCTATGTCTGACAAATCGTGGTAATTATAACTTGCAACAGAACCTGTGAATATTACATCTTCTAGTTCTGGTATGTCGTCCACCTCTTTTGAAAGATGTTCGTAAAATTCCTTGGCAATCTCCATCAATGCACTTTGTACATCTGACTTTATTTCACCGTTTTTCCAAATTTTGGCATTTAAAGTCTTCTGTATGATAAATTTAGAGGGGTCAAACCCACCTTCCTTTATAAACGTGTTCCACTTTTTGCTGTATGATTCCATAATCTTTCTCCAATTATAAATAGTCTAAGATTTTGCAAGTCGATCAAGATTGTCGCATATTAACTTACCATGACTCCAGACCTGAGTGAAAGGACAGTCCTCACCAGATACATAGTCTAATATAAATTTTGCTTCCTCGACGTCTCGAAATTCAAAGATCATTATCTCGTTATCCCACACATATGTATTATGTATTGTAAAACCTTTTTGTTTAAGATAATCTAGGTGGTTTTGTACGTTAAACATTACAATAATCGTGCCAAGATCGTAGTGTTTCCTAACATAACTCTCCACTAGATCATCTCTGGAGATAGAATAACCATCAATTCTACTATTCATGTCAAATTCTTACTGATTTAGAGTGTTTGTCCGCAACAGTCTGACTTGCCCAGGCATTAGGTTTGATCTTATAAGCAAACCCAGCACCAGCAACATAACCCTGGAGCATTTCAATAAACCTAGAAGTTTTCATTTTTGCCTCAACTGGTGAGGCGTCGATATGTACTTCTATGCTATTTTGAGGGATTTTGAAGTCTTCTCTTATTTTGTCTGCCCATTCAATAGATCTTCTGACTTCTTCAGTTATTCTATTAACTAACACCTTATAGTGCGTTATGGGTATGACATCTCTTAAAAAGAAATATTTTCCTTTGTTTCCGTTTCCGTGTAGACAAATAACGGTAGCAAAGCAAACTTTTTTCTTGCTCATAAATGAATCAGTACCAATAAATATTCTAGCACCTTTCGAAACATAATCTTTACAGATACTTTCTATCTCTTCAAGAGAAGCATTCTGACCTGATCCTGTTTTGAAAATAGTCATCTATTTTAAATATTAATACATACTAATAAATTTAAAAGTTTAGAAGTAAAAGCGTATAACTTCTTTAGCATAGCATATTTTTTTAGAGTTGTAAAGTACTTTTATTTCTTTTTAAAAGATCCAAACGCTTTATTGCCTAAATTTTCATTTTTATTGATTATTTCCTTGACACGAAGCAAACCTCTGTGATATTCTTTAGGTGATTCAAGTTCGATGTGGAATGTTCTTCGGGTTTTGAATTGGTTGAGGTAGTTCAGGCAGATCCAGAATGTGCCAGCACAAATAATTGCACCGGTCAACATGCCGAAAACAAAAAATTGAGTGGTTAACATTATTTCTCCTTGACTTTTATATCATATAATGTTATTATATCATTTGTTCTTTGAAATTTTAAAAACTTGAACAAGCAGCACGGACTTTGAGATCATTACCTTTGGTGCCATCGTGCACAAAACCGATACGATCTATACCGTGAATAGGGACGGTTACCATAAATTTTCCATTTTTTGATGTCCATTTTGCTTCAACCCAAACGTCATTAGTTGTTTGGGCACCGCCGTCTCCATCTCCAGTATCCAACTGAGTAGCGGCACCATAAGGCAAGTAAAGTTCCGACCAAGAACCAAAAGCATAATTGTAAGCATACAACTTTACGTGATCCCCGGTACCGTTATTCTCAATTTGCAAGTGTAGAAATCTTTGGTTTTCCGTTGCATATCCGTTATATCCAGCACCGGTCGTAGAGTCGATACTACCGCTTAATTGCGAAGCGTTCAGGAGTACAACCTCACTTGCTGCCTCTTTCTCAGCAATTGCTCCAGCTCTTTTGAGTGCTTTTGGTCTGCGGGTTTTTCCCCAACTTTGAGGTGTATGAAATTCTGATCCTATTGACATTTGTTTTTCTCCTAGTTATTCAATGCGAAAAGTTTGTTTAATAAAGTCGCAACGTTTCCGCTGGTAATGTTTTTTTGCACTGCCAACTGCATCATTTCCTTGATTGCAGCAACAATAACCTGCCTTTCTGGAGCAGCAATAGAACTAATAGTTCTAGAATCTTTTGCCAAAGAGATCAATTCTTCCCTCATTTCACTAGTAGTGATGCCAGCACCCTCTTCTTCAGGTGCCTCCTCGGGTTGAGCACCGAGTTCTTCTTTGAGGGTCTCTAAAATGACCTGCTTTAGTAGTTCTTTATCCATTTTTTAGTATCTCCTGCGCTATTTTTTCGAATTTGTTACGAACATCCAACTCTTCTACTTCTCTAAATAGGTATTCAGAGTGTTCATTGCTTAATTTTATGTCAAATTTGTCCACTTTACATAGAAAAAAGTGCCTACCATCTACAGTTTTGGCAAATTTTACATCAGACAAATCAAGATCAGTCTCTTCTTTGACTTCTCTTCGCAACCCATCGACGTTGGATTCTCCAACATGTACATGCCCACCAGGCAAATCCCAAGTATTTGCAAACTTTTTCATGTACTCAGTGCGTTTCAGCAGCAAAACTCTGCCTTTTTTATCAACGATAATCGCTTTGCAAACAGTTTTGGAGTCTTTTGGTTGGATTAATATCTTAAGCATGGTCATCTTAGTGCTGGATCACGTTCGGTTTCTTTTAGTTTGGGCAAAAAATCCTTTTTTAATTTAAGAAGTTTTTCAAATTTTACCCTCTGTCTTGAATCGACATAAAGAAGTTTGGGTTTTGACACCTTCCCATCAACCAAAAGGTCATCAAAGTTGTAAAACTTAACCTTTGTTTTCTCTTTTGCGAGAACTGTGCCATAAGTTAGTAAAAAAAAGAGAGCAAAAAGCACAAAAAAGACAAAAATTGCTCTCATTCCTCTCATTGTAGGTCCACCTGTGTGATATCTGCCATCGCAACCTGCAACAAAGTGTCTCGATCCTCGGAATAGTAAAGATCCTTGTAGTCATCAGTGTCCGCTGGGGTTGGAGTGTCATATACAAGGTACTGTTCACCATCAAACATAACGAACATTCCATTCTTTATCTTGACCAATTCGCCTTGTTTTTCCTCTGCCGCGGCAATTAGTTGGTCTACTTCTTCATATTTTTCGTTATACGCAACTTCATCGTCCACACTATAGAGTGGTTCATGTCTTTCGGTTATGAATTTCCTCCAACCTTCCAGTATAAGTTTCAATTTAAAGTCCCCCTGTTATTTTTTAAGCGCCTTCAGTGCAGATAACTCAGGCAACAACTCTTCAATCTGTCCGCGAATCATTGCTGCCTTTTTGGCAAGATCTTCCTTGCCCGCTTGTTGAAACAGAGTGACCATGCTTAATTGATCAGGTTTGTCATACATTACCTTAACAAGCGAACTTCCAATGTTGTCAATCATTTGTTTCAAATTAACTGGATGCAGGTTGTCAAGTTTTGGAATTTTTTTACCAGTGGTGGCAGCACCGGGAATACTGGTTGCTGCTTCGTCGGTCAAACCCTTTTCTTCAATTAAGTTTTTAATTTCTTCTTGAATTAGGGTTTCGATTTTTTCTTTTGTAGTTTTCATGTTTAATCTCCTTAAGATATTAGATTTACCATTTTTTACAGGACCAGTATCTTGCTTTTGTTTTTGGTCCTGGGTTATCACAATTATGTCTTGCCCTGAAAGATTTCCTTCTTTTTGGGTTAGATTTCTTTATTCTCATGTTTGGATCTCCAAAATTGACCTTTTTGATGTTTCCAGTCTTTGGATCTTTTACATATACTTTAAACTTTTTAACATCCCCTCTCATGGGTTTGTTTAGTTTAACCTTTCTGCCTCTGTACTCTGCCTCTTCAATGGCACTGTTGTCCATAGGTTCATGGAATTCAAAATCCTCTTCCAAAGGACTTCCATCCTCATACAGACCGTCAGATATGTGCATATACTTTTCATTGTTATTTTTTGAGTTTTCAATTATGATTTTCATGTTAATTTCTCCTGTTCCATTGTCTGTAATAAGAGGCGTCTCCTTTTTTGATGTCGTCTAACCAAACCTGTGGAGGCACGAACCTACCATCAATTTTGCTAAATTTTCTTGCAAACTTCCAGTATTTTCTTAGCAGGTTGGGGATGGGTTGGTCTAAAAAACCAGCACCATCATTGTACAAAATCTTATAAGCGTCATAATACTTTCCCCTCAACATCTTGTCAAAAGTACGGTCAATACCTTTATCTGTTGGAGAAGTATCGCCCATGGAAAGATTAAATTCCACTTCGTTTACTTTGTTTTTGCGATTTTCTATTACGATTTTCACTATCCCTTTTTTCCTGCTTTAGACTTTTTGCCGTAGTTACCTTTCTTACTACAAGCACCAGGGGTTGGGCGACACTTTGGAAACTTTGCTCTCTTTTCGCCCGAAGATCTTCCACATGCCTTGCAGGTCTTTCTACCTGTTTTTTTATCTTTTCTACAAGTGTTGCAGTCAACCCATCCGCTCTTGGATCCCTTCTCCCCCTTTCGTTTAAACCAGTCCCCAAGATTGCTTTCAGAACCTGGTTTTTTAGTTAGTTTTCTTTTCTCGTCTACAGAATCTTTGTCATCATCGTCGGTACAGTGAGACTCGTTTGCCTTTTTCTTGGATTTGTTGCCCCAGTTCTTAGCACCGACCTTTCTGCACTTCACTAGAGCGCCAGAGGCATATGCACTGGGCCAAACCTTATATCTTGACTTTACTTTATGATAGCAAGCATCTTTCTTCTCAGCAAGTTTAGCAGCAATCTTTTCTTCGATCATTGCACGAATCTTGTTTTTTACTTCATCTAAAGAGTTTTGATTTACATAATTTTCGCTTTCGCTATGCACAACTTTCACTACCATTTCTACAATTTCTTGAAAATTGTTGTCAATAAAGTTGGCAACATCTACAGTCATATCTATAGAATCTTTTGTAATTTCAACATCATCAATTGTTAATCTTACTTGTGCCCACACTGATCCGTCATGAAACTTAAGTCTGACCTTGAGCATCTCTGGGATAGTGAACTCTTTTAACTTTGCTTGTGGGATTCCTGGCAAGGGCAATTGTTTTCTAAGTAAAGAAACGATCTTGTTATTCAAACCAGATACTGCTTTTGACACTTTATCGTTGACTGTTGGATTCGACAAATCACTTTTTAAAGTGTCCCTGAGAAAACCATAATCAACGTCCGGGACACGAAAAGGTTCAGATTTAAAAATAATTTCTTCTTCTCCTAGATCAGAATCTTGAGAGATTGTAAAGTTAGTAAGTTTATCACTTAAGGTGCTAAGTTGTTCAGTAAATGAGTCGTAGTCGGTGCCACCCATCCAACCGCGGTCCATAAACTCTTTTGCGATCAGTCTTAAGATTCCTTTATATCTTTTGTCTGCCTCTGCAAGTCCTTCCAGGAAATTCTCATAACTATCAATAGTAAGGTCGAATTCATCAGTGCTCAGTGAGATCATGACTCTGCCGCTTTCTTCGATATCAACCTCAGAGGCATATATCTGCAACTCCCTATCAAGACTTGACAGAATCTCTTCGGAAGCATCAGCAAGATCGCGCCAGTCTTGGTCGTCAAGTTCTGCTGTTAGTTTGTCTGGATCCAATTGAATGTCAAACCCACCACTAAACCAAAAACTATCATCGTATGCCTCAGAACTAAAATAAGCATGTTCTATTTCTGATTCATACCTTTGCTCTAATTCTTCTAATTTTGACTCAATGCTTTCGCCTTCAGGTGGGTTATCTAGGATGTTATCTCTGCCAGCATCCATAAGTTTATCCAGAATTGATTGCACTATCTCTTGATCTTCGTCTTCAAGGTTATTATATAAATTATCGTCCTGTCCTTGACCAACGCTCCAGTTTCTTGCAATAACATCGCGGACTTCTTTATATCCCATTTGATTGTCGGGGGCATCATATGCCTCATCAAAATCACCGTATTGATCGAACACTAAAGCAATCCTTCTATCATCGTCTTGTTCTGGTAAATTTTCCATTCTAACCATGACGAAACCTTTTCTTTCCTCGGTGTACTGAGCAAAGTAGTTTCTAGATTGTGTTGCTGAAATGCACCATCTGGTGTTTGTTCCGTAGAAACATGAAGCACCTTCGGTGTAGGGTCGGACAGCAAACATGTCGTCTTCTTCATATACGATTTCGGATCCTTCAATCGCTTTTTCTTTTTCTTTTGATTTCTTTTCTCGCGATGAAAGACCAAGATCTTTAATTGCTTTTTCAAGTTCTGGTACATCGTATTTATAGATATCTTTTTCTTTTAAGCGGGACTGGTTTGCTTCAAACTTGGCAATCAGGTCAAGCATGACTTTGGCAATCTCCATGACATCATCGCTTCCCTTTAGTTCTTCTGCCGTTTCGCCTTTGAATTGGACGTCCATTGCTTTTGCCCAATAGAGGAGATATTTAGAAACTGCTTTATCGCTGATCTTTTCAGCAATGTTTTTGCGTGCCCAGTCGATCCAATCGGATTGGGTTAGTTCGGGATATTTTGCCTTAACATCCTTAACCCGTGCTTCAACAAGTGGCGTCCCACAACCGCCGATTTTTTCTTCGGGAGAAATTTTTATTTTAATCATATTGTAATTAGTCTATTTTATCGCGTTTTCGCGGGAAAAAATTTTTATGTTATTCGTTATCCGTAGTGATCTTTATATTAGTACCAGCACCGATCCCTCTAATGTTAGAAACAGTCTTAGCGCCAAACCTAAATGGGTGTCCACTATTGGTCGTAGTGGAGGTAGTAACAGAGGTTGCATCATATATATAAGTTTGCCCCGCTAACACACCGCTATTGCTATCTCCACTTACTCTATCGTTATAAGCGCCTGCCACAGCAACGCCACCAGTAATATCAACAGAACAACCTAAGTACTCGTAATCGTTTGCTCCATGAGGGGCGTAAATCTTATGAGTTGCCCATCCGGAGGATCCACTTTTAAAGATCTCAACACGACCAGGATCTTCTCCAGTTTCGCCGTATTGGGGTGCGCCAACGATAATATACTTATCAGTTCCTTTAGTATCAAGTTCGACATGCGCACCGAAATGACTAAGTTTGGTGATAGTGGTACCAGAAGCGGTAAGGTAAAGTTCGTCTTCGAGTGCATAACCAGAACTACCAGACTTATATATAAACACCATACCTGCACCATAACCGGAACTTTCCGTTTCTTCGTCTCTAGGTGCACCAACAGCAACATACTCCCCACAAACTGCCACAGACGAACCATATTGGAATGTTGATGCGCCTGCGCCACTTGGGTGAGTAAGGGTTTGTATGTGTGCCCATTCTGCTGATCCAACTTGTTTAAAGATGCCTGCTTTATATTTTTGCAACATACCGCCAACCAATGTTGTTCCATCCGCAGCAAGGGAACTTGCCCAGTATGCACTAGACTCACTAACGGGAGAATTGATTGCACCCAGGTAAAGGTGTGGGTCGTTTGACTTGTTAAAAGCATATGCGTGCACTTGTCCCATGGCATTCTTGCCGGCAACGTCCTTAGAGACTTCAGATACAAAAAAGTAACTACCAAAATTGTTTGAAACTGCGCAGACCTCTGCACCGAACTCATCCCCTGAAGATGCTGCATTAGACGCGGTAACAACATACTCGGTAATAAAATCTGTATTACCGACACCCGCGGGCATATCCCAGATATGAACGCATCCTATATAAGTATTGCTACCATTAGCAGCGGCACCGTAGTGTCTGGTAGCGCCAGCAATAACTCGATTAATATAGTAACCGTTAATGCTGTCCCATATATTACAGTCAACGGTTAAACCATGATGTCGGGAAGTCCAATAGGTGCTTCCCCATCCTGGCATAGAACCTAATGTACGCTGCCCGCCAGATCCACCATTACCAGGGTTAGTGTCTAAAGATGTAGTTAAACGCATTGCTGGGAATTGACCTATGTTATCTCCCCATCTATTCGTGGTACTACCGTTAGTGCCCACGGAACTTTCTGCACTCGAACTTACGAGATATACCGCGCCAAGGTTTGTTTCCTTAGCGCCATCCCAATTAGGCGCGCTCCAAGCAAGTATTGTTGTTGTATCCGACGGCGAACTGCCTGCAGTGCTTTTGCGTTTGCACATTCTTGTGACAAACCCTACACGATCACCTGATGCTGTATCGGATCCTGACCTGCGCACTGTTACAGCGAAGTCTGTTACCGCGGTTGAAGTCTCAGTACCACCGTATTGAGGTATCACATCTTCTTTAAAGTTGATTGTATAGTTGTTGGTTATTGTTTTCTTAACGCTCATTGGGTATCCTTGCCTATAATATATATCTTAAAATCTCATTTTTTTTGCTGGCGATTTTTTCTGACTGACCAATATCTGACCTTGCGAATTATTTCATGGGGTTCATGTACTACTTTTAACTTGTGTGGTCCGTTTTCCCAAAACACTATCAACGCTGGGACTCGTTCTAAATCTTCCACGCCCAACAGTAGTCTATATACCCACTCTTCTTTCAAATCTAGTATCTGCACTTGGTCTCTTAGGTTGCTTTTCCTTATCTGTCGATGCAGTAGCATCGACTTCGCGCATGGTGCTTGCGTGATCACTATAAGTTTGGGGTTCTCTGGTTTTGCTAGTTCTTTTCGCAACTCTAGCATTGTGTTCCAATCTTTTCCGGTGATGTAATCTTGTTCGTTATTGTATATCTTGAATAGATCCGTCTTGACTTGCTCTTCGTTTGGTACCACTTTATTGACTTGTCTTATCTCACAACTCAAAGTACCTACCGCTAAAACTGCCACTAGTAATCTTCTCACTTGCACTCCCTGCGCTATTATAACTAGTTTTGCTTCGTTTTTAAAATCTCAAAATTTTTGGGCGCGTGTTGCTCGTGTATTTGGGCGCGCACCTACAGGTAGGATAGTGTACGAGATGTATTCCGGGGGGGGAGGGGGTCCCACATGTAAGACAAAGAAACACACTGTAAGAAATGAACCTACATGTAAAACAATGTAGGATAAGTAAGATAAAAAAATACCCCCACCTACAAAGTAAGCGGAGGTAAGATGGTGTGTGCTGTGTCCTACATTGTAGGCGTTGTGGGTGGTTGTGGTCGCGTTGTCCTTACCTTGCGGTACAAGGCGCGCTGATATCGGTGAGAGTTATGATAACGATTCATTGCGGATCTAGAATTAAACATTTTATTTATCTCCCTTGGCGCTTGATGTAGGTGCAGGTAGGATGTTTGCGTTATCCTCACCCATTGGGTCAACGTTGCCTAGAATGATGTCGCCGTGCGGGTGTTCTTCCCAGTGGGCAGACCATTTGGTCTCGATTGCGTTTGCCTTTGCTTGGATCGCTTTGATTTGCTCTAACATGATAATCCCCTTACAGTACTGAGACGGTCGCGATGATGAGCGCGAAGTATCCGAGAATCTTTGTGATGAGTATTGCGTCTTGGTTGCTTAGGTATCCCATTTGTGTATCCTTTCCCCTGATCACTTTTATACTATATCGGACTGATTCTAATAAAGCAAGTATTTATTTAACTTTTTTTTAGAATATCCACAAAGTATTTAGAACCTTGCCCACTCCACCATGACCGATCTTGTCGCCAAGTAGAAAGAACACATAAAGGATTGATACTGCACCGATCTTGTCTAGCATTTTGAATGCCTTTCATCGTTTAACGTGTATACATCATATCAGGTTATATGCGAAAGTCAAGCGTTATTTTCAAATAAATGCGTTTTTATTCTGCTTTTTCTTGTTGCAATGGATAGATAGAACGTGTATGAGGTCTAACACCCTATCCCACACTTACCCACATATTAACAAGTATTCTCACTTATAAACATTTCCTTTCATTATACTATAGACTACCGATGACCACCATGAGCATTGCGTAACCAGTATTGACTAACGTGGACTATTTCATCGTGCCCATCCAATAGAACCTTATAAACTTCTCCCTCAATGATATGTTTAAGATAAACTCTTACACCCCTATCGTTTAGGAATGAGTCTGTCTTCTTAGACTCTCCGACAATTAAACCATACTCGCCATGATTCTGAATGCGACAAGATGAAGGCATAGTATCCCATACCTGAATGTAATCGCCTGTGCTTGGTCGCCATATAGTTTCCATGTTATACATCCCTTGTATATAAATCGTCTCTTAGCGGTTCATAGTAATAACCCGCTGGTACCTTAAACTTCATTCCATACTCTTGAAGAAAGTTTATCTTTTCTTCTTTTAGTCTCTCGAAGTTATCATATAGATTCTTTAATGTCAACAACTCTTTATCAGCATTTAACTGAATTTCTTTTTTGTCTGCAAAGTTTAGATCTTGATACTTATCCGCTAAACAATACTTGAGCGATAGCGTCTCCTGTAGCAGGTTATCAATCAATCTATTGTATGTTTCCAGTCTCTTCAAGTATTGTTGACGGTTCATTGGTTTTAATCCTTTTCTTTTTCTGTCTCGCAATCTTTACAGGTTAACAATGCGTTGCCTAGGTCCGCCGCAAAGTCTTAACTTTCTTTCATAGTCCAACATTCCTAGACGAGCATTAGACTCTACCTGCCTATCCAAGGTTACATGCTCCATAATACTATTTGCTTCCTCAATGCTTAAACCTAATTCCTCCAGAGCATTATAGGTTGCATACGCTATAGAGTCAAGGATATGCTGAACTTCTTTTTTATTTGCGGACATTACAACTCCTGTTAGAAAAAAATTGGCGCGTAAACGCACGCGGGCGGCGTTTCTCGGTCTATAGGATGCCAAGGGCAATAACACATAGTAAACCAATAGATGCAACAATTAAAGTATCCACTGTAATGACAACGACTTCCTGTAAATCAATTTCAAACTTCATTCTAATCCCCTCACCTTATGACTCTATAATATCAAAGCATTCGCGGAAAGTCAAATACTTTTTTTATTTATTTTTATCATTCTGGAATTTTATCCATTCTGGATTCAACTCTCTGCGTTCAATGATTCTATATCTGCCACCTTCATTCTCTACATAACACTTCTTGTCTGCTTTAATTTCTTTCCATCCCTTGAAGGTTTTTTCGGCGGCGCTTAGGTCATCCCAATGACCATAACCATAATCACCCTGAAGCACATAAAGATAATTGAACTTGTTCATTTGTTTTAACCTTTTTCCTTGATTGTGTTTATACTATATCAAACAGATTTGATTATGTCAAATCTTTTTTACCCCAACATGACATCACATAAATATGCGTTCAACCCCTGCAAGACAGAATACTCAAGACTATCATCATCCTCCGTTAAGACTTCCTTAAAGATTAGGCGCTGCGCTTCTGCGATGGTCAATCCAGAGTCTTCACTGATATCCATTAGAGCATCGCAGACTGCATTCTCAATAAGAGCAAGAACGTGTTGGTGGTTGCTTATCATTTATCTCTCCTTAACTCGTGATATCATCATATCAAACACACAAACAAAGTCAAGTGCTTTTATTCTTTTTTTTCATCCATGTAATAAAGCACCCAATCCGCAATGAATTCTTTGGAGTCTTTCTCATACATATCAATCATGTGATCGAGAGCGATTGTCTTCAACTCTTCAAGCGTCATATCGCCAACAACTTCAATCGCCAAGTCTTTTCTGTTCTTCCAACTATTTTGGACTCGCATCGTTCATGCCTCCTTGATTGTGTATATACTTTATCAAGCAACTTTCAGTCTGTCAAATGTTTTTTTATTCTATAATGTCCGCGACTCTTTTGATCATCCCAACGTGCTTTGAGGTGGTCTGTGAATAGTATTCTCGAAGACCGCCGGAAGTATAGTCAAAAGCAACCTTTTCACCGTTGCGAGTCTCTCCAATTTGTAACTGATAAGAAAAGATGTCTTGACCATTCGTTGTAAGGTTCGCACTTCCCGCAATGTCACCTCGCAACCATGCTGCAATTACTTGTCCGTTTCGCATTGTATATCCCTTTACGTTTCCTTGATTGTGTATGTACTTTATCAAACAGATTTCAATATGTCAAATGTTTTTTACTTTTTCTTTCTCTTTACGCTTGCCCATACTTTTCTGGCAACCTTATTTGCTTTTCGTCGCGACATTTCCCTCACCTCCTATCCAAAAGTTAAGCAGTCAAAAAAACCTGCATGGTCTAATGCTTCAGCCGCGGCATCACAGGGTGATACGTTGTCTTCAAACATTCCCATATAAAACACATCCGGTAAATCGCTTGAATCTAATCCGGTCTCGATTACCAACTCTTTGTCTACTTCGTTCATCCATTCTTGAAAATTCATTAAATCACAACCTTTCTTAGAAAATCCACAAAGTGTCAAGAACACGACCGATACCACTATGACCGATCTTGTCCCCGAGCAAGAAAAAAACAT